CGCGATGAAGCACGTCTTGCCATCGTTCTTCTACGCTGATTTCCGGCTCAAGGCCGAGTTCGGCGGAGCTGGTCAGATCACGGGCATCACCACCACGACGTTCACTGCAGCGTCAGGCTTGACGGTGTTTGCTGTTGCGGACCTGGTATTCGCTGATGGCAACAGCAAGGTGCTCGGCAATAACGGTCTGCACCGAGTGACCGTTGCAGCTGCTGGTGTGCTGACTGTCGCCGAGACGATGGTCGCAGAAGTTCCGCCTGCCGGCTCGACGCTGGTCAAGGTGGGCAAGCAGTTCGCTGTTGGTGCACTCGCTATCGTCGTGACGGGCCCGCTGCCTGTCGTTACTGGCCCTGTGGGCGCGTTCACCGGCATCATCCCCGGCGAGTGGATCTACTTCGGCGATACGACGGATCCTCTGTTCTCGTGGGCTGTTGCCGCGAGCAACGGGTGGAAGCGCGTTCGTGCGGTGGCTGTGGATGGCTCCAGCCTCACCATTGACAAGAGCCGCTTGCCGCTGACGGCCGACGCTGGCGCTACCAAGACCATTCGCTTGTTCTTCGGGCGCGTGGTGAAGAACGAGCAGTCGGCGCTCATCGTGCGCACCAGCCTGCAGTTCGAGCGCACCCTCGGTGCTCCCGATGACGCCAGCCCGGCGCTGCTGCAGTCTGAGTACGTGATCGGCGCGGTCGGCAACGAGCTGAGCTTCGACTACAAGCCTGCGGACAAGTTGACCTGCGACCTGGCCTTCGTGGCCTGCGACGTCGAGCAGCGCGACGCAGCGACTGGCGTGAAGACGGGCAACCGTCCTGCACTGCCCGAGCTGCCGGCGTACAACACCAGCTCCAGCGTCAAGCGCATCCGCTTGGCGTCGGTGAGCCAGAACAACGTCGCCCCCGCGTCGCTGGCTGGTGAGGTGCTCTCGCTGAAGCTGGCCATCAACAACGGTGTCAAGGGTATCGATGTCATCGGCACCTTCGGTCACTTCGAGTTGGTCGCTGGTGACTTCAAGGTCACTGCTGACCTGGAGGTGCTGTTCCTCACGGTCGCTGCTCAGCAAGCTGCGCGTAACAACGCAGACGTCACGCTGGACATCATCCAGGTGGTCAGCAGCTCGTCCACGACCAACAGTGCGTTCGTTGCCGATATGCCGCTGTTGACGCTAGGCGACGCTCGTGCGAAGGTCACCAAGGATGAGCCCATCTCGCTGCCCCTCTCCGGGGAAGCGAACAGCGGCGAGCAGGTCGACGCAGGCCTGGACCACACGCTGATGATGTGCTTCTTCGACTTCGTGCCGGCCATCGCCAGCACCCTCACCTGATACTCACACCAACAGAGAGACCAGAGACATGACCAAGAAAGCCACTGTCCGAGACCTGTACTCCAAGTACGAAACGGATCCCGTCAAGGAGTCCAAGGGCGTAGACGTCGACTTCGGCGTCTGCGTCCTCACGCTCGCGCGAGCGGGCGTGTCGAACGAGGAGTACCACAACGCCCTGACCGCGGCTTTCGCACCCTACAACCAGGTGATGGATCTCGGCGAGATGCCGGAGGCCAAGGCGCGCGAGCTGACGTATCGCGTGTACGCAGAGCACGTGATCAAGCGCTGGCGCTTCCGTGATCCGGAGACGCTGTTGCTTGTGGACGGTCTCGGCACGGACGAAGATGGCAAGGTGATGCCGGCGACGCCGGACAACATCGTGGCGCTGCTGCAGGGCAACCGTCACGACTTCTTCCTGAAGATCCGGGACAAGGCGCAGTCGCTGGAGACCTACCTCGCCAGTGGCCGCGAGGCAGCAGCAAAAAACTGATCTCGGTCCTTGCTTACCAGCTGAAGCATGGATCGCATGAGCGTCTAGTCGCTCGGAGCTGGGCAGCGGGCAACTACGCTGACATGCCGGAGCCTCCTGACTTCCTTCAGGAGGCTCCGAAGCTCTGGCCACACCTGCAGGTCTACCTGAACGCCTTCTGGGACCTGTGCGGCGACCGCGCAGGGATGGGCGACGGGCGGATCCTCTGGTCCGCGGCCTGGGCTTGGAGTTGCGCCCATGGTATGCTTCGAGAGCAGTTCAGCGACTTGTGGTACTACTTGTCTGCGATGGACACTGCGTTCTTGCAGCACCGGGAGAAGAAGTGAGTGGCGAACAGGTACGGGCGCTACAGCGGCGACTTCGAGCAGCAGTGCCGTGCCATTGCTGAGCAGGTGGAGAAGAACTTCACTGACGGGATCAAGCACGTCATGGACGTGGTTCAGGAGACAGTGATCCGCGTGACGCCAGTTCTTACTGGCCGAGCGCGGAATAGCTTGCGTGTCACTGAGGGCGATACTCAGATCCCAGAGCCTGAGATGGTGGGTCCCTTCGACACCACTGGCGAATACAGAATCGTAGAGAACAGAAAGGTAATTCAAGCATCGAAGTCACCGGAGCCTAACTTCCATCTGCAGAGCAAGCTGCACTATCTGCCTGAGTTGAATGCAGGTTCATCTGCACAAGCGCCTGCAGGATTCATCGAGACGGCATCAGTGATAGCCATTACGGAAGCTAGAAAGATCAAGGTTCTGTAATGTCTGACGTCAAGCTCCAAGTCTCTGTCGAGGGTGTCGGTACTCAGCAGCTCAAGAAGGAGCTGTTCGACATTGGTAAGGAAGGTACGCGAGCTGCTCAGCAGATTTCGACTGAGTTCCGCAAGGCTCTCAGGGAGTCGAACTTCGGCAGCAGGAACGGCACAAACCTTCGTGATGCTGCGCGCATCGCCATCAACTCTCAGAAGATGGCCGACCAGGCGCGCATGCAGTCCGCCAAGGCTGCTGCTCAGTCCATCATCGCGTCTGAGCGAGCCCAGGCTCGCGCAGCAGCGGCTGCTGCGCGAGAGAAGGTGCAGTCTGCCAAGGCTGCTGCCCGAGAGGAGCTAGCGTTTGTTCGTGCGGGAAACCGGGCGAAGATTGCCGACGATCGCGCAGCAGCGGCTGCCAAGCGCGCCATCGATCGCAAGTCTGCCGCTGATGCCAGAGCTGCAGCGAAAGCTGAGCGTACGTCTAGCGGGCAGTGGAAGCAGGGCATTGGCCTAGTCACTGGCGCCCTGGGTGTCTTCGGTGTTCGTGAGCTCGCGGGCGACTTCATCACGCTCAGCGATGCGATGGAGAACACGCGCAACCGATTGCGCCAAGTCACCGAGTCCGAAGGGGAGATGACGACCCTCACAGGTCGCCTGCGTGAGGTTGCACTAGCAACCCGCTCTGAGTTTGATCTCACGACTCGCAGTTACGCGCGCATGTATCAAGCAACGCGAGCGTTAGGCCTGTCCTCGTCTATGGTGATTGGAATCACTAAGACGTTGCAGCAGACCATCGCGGTGTCTGGTGCAACAGGCGAGGAAGCTCACGCTACATTGATCCAATTGTCGCAGGCGATGGCGTCCAATCGCTTGTCTGCAGATGAGTTCCGTTCTGTCGCCGAGCAGCTGCCTGCAGTGCTGGACATGATCGCCAAGGCCACAGGAAAGCCGCGCACTGAGTTGAAGAAGCTCGGAGAGGACGGTCGGATCACTGCAGCTGTGATGTCGTACTCCATTGCGTCCGCTGCTGATGACATGGAGAAGAAGTTTGGCAAGACTATCCCGACTATCTCTCAAGCGTGGGAGAATCTGCATACGCAGATGATCTTTACCATCGATGAGTTCAACAGAGGTACTGGCATCAGCAGGTCTCTAGCTGATGCTCTGCTGTATCTGTCTGAGAACATGAACATCGTCACTACGGCAGGAAAAGCTCTAGCAGCAATGGGCACTGTCGTAGCAGGTAGTTTGTTGACCATTGTGTCAATTGGTAACCCATTCGTTGCATTTATTGCAGGCACGGCAGCAGCTGCTGTAGTGCTGCATGACTACAAGGAGCAGATCCTTGACTATCTGGATGTAAAGAAGCGTCTAGTTTATCAAGACGGTGAGTTTAAGGTGATCAGGCGAGCTGATCAGATCACTGAGAACAAGGACGGAACCACTCGGCGACGCGGCACCAAAGAGATGAACGCTGCGCACGTGGAGATCGAAAACCTGACTGCACGAGACGCCAAGCTGAGACTTGCGCAGGAAGAGGAGTACAAGCGGGTAGATGAGCTGGCTAGACTGAAGAAGCAGTCAGACCACGACATCAATACTCCTGGCAAGGTGAAGCGCGGCCCATCGGTTCCCTATCAGCCCACGTTCGCTGAAGCTGTCGAAGATCTGGAGTCTCAGTGGAAGGGCCTGAACCGCAATCGTCGTGAGCGCGAGCAGATCGTAGAGATCATGAAGGTGGAGGACCACCTGCAGCGCAGCTTGACGCAGAAGGAGATCAAGGCAGGCAAGACCAAAGAAGACATCCGTGTTCATTTGACCGCGGCAGAGCGCGACTACGTGCGTCAGCTGACGGAGAACATCCAGTACGCTGAAGCGCGCGAGAAGGCCAACGAGCAGTTCTTCCAGAAGGAGATGAAGCGCTGGGCTGAGATCAAGCAGGCGCGTCAAGAGTGGAAGGACTTCGTTGCGGATTTCAACAACGACCAGCGCCGCTTGCAGAGAGACATCAAGGTTGGTGTCAACAGCCCTGAGCTGTTCCCGAAGTTGGGCACTGAGGCAGAGCAGGCTCGCGCTCGTCAGCAGGTACGAGTGGGAGAGCGCACCGGGTACCTGAGCCCGAACCAGGCCGCGTCAGCTAGGAACTTGATCGAGTTGCAGCAGAGCAACATCAAGCCGGCGCGCAAGGCGTGGCTGGAAGAGATGGAAGGCATCGGGCAACTCCAGAAGGATCTGGATGGCATCTTCGGCCCAGACGGCACCATCGTGCAGGGCTTCTCGCGAGCGACTGCCTCTGCCATCGTGTTCGGGGGCTCCTTCAAAAAGGTCATGCATGACCTGGCGCAGACGATCGAGGTCGAGGTCATCCAGGCTTTGATTCAGGCCACCATCCGCATGGCGATTCTCAGCGGCACTGGTGGCGGTATTCCAACTCCGGTTGGCAACATTGCTCTTCCTGGCACAGGCCGAGCAAGTGGCGGATATGCTCCTGGTCGCAAGTCTCAGATTGTTGGTTACCACCACGGTGGTGAATACGTGGTGGACGCTGATACCACCAGCCGCAACTTGGGGCTGCTGAACCATCTTAGCAAGGGTGGCTCTGTAGGTGGCGGCATGAAGGTCACTGTCATCAACCAGCATGGTGGCGTAGAGCACGAGGTAGTCCAGATGGGACCTGATGAGGTGGCCATCATCGCCAAGAAAGTGGCGCGCAAGGAAGCTGGCAGGGCTGCAGCGGCTACACTGAACGACCCGAACAGCCGCCTGGCGCGCACACTGACGCGCAAAACGAGCGCAAGGATTCAACGCTAATGGCCACACCTTTCATCCCGACTGGCATCAATCCTCCAGACCAAGGTGGATACCAGTACAAGCCTGGTCAGTCCTTCATTGAGGTCGAGCTGGATGGTGGCGCTCCACGCATGCGCCGCGACAAGGTCGGCATGTGTCACTACGTCATGTGCAGATTCTCGTGCACTGAATCGCAGTACACTCGCCTGATGGCGTTCTTCAGGGAGAGCTTGGAAGACTGCACGCTACAGTTCCGCATGGGGCTCAAGATTGATACTCACCACGTGATTACTTACAAGTGCCAAGTCACGGGTGAGCCTCCGTTCCTGGCTGAAAACCAGGGTCTTCTGCATGTCGTGCAGGGACAGTTCAAGGTGTTCCCAAACCCAATCCTTGCTGCAGCCGTGCAGCTGAAGAACGTCACAGTTCCTCAGTTCGTTGCCGTCGGTGTTCAGAAGGCAACGCAGTTCCCTGTCGGTAGGACTGTGCAGATCGTTGGTAGCTCAGCAGTGGTCTCTGGTATAGCTGTCAATTTGGATGGCTTCTACACCATCTCTGGCGCCCCCAGTGACACGATACGAGAGATCACTGTGCCTGGCCCACTCGCTGCAGCATGGGCTGTGCTTGCTACCGTGCCCGGTCAGACAACCCTCATCTCCGGCGGCGCCGTAGTGTTGATGCCCGAATGACTGCCTATCACGACTACTTCCTCGGTAGTGCTCCGGCTGTGGCTCAGCTGGAGCTGCTAGAGATCAGCCACCCCAAGTTCAGCCAGACGTTCCGCATCGTGCGCAACACGGAGCAGGACGAGCTGGCAGCGCTGGACATCTACGGCAACAACAAGCGCGGCATCATCGTGATGCACGAGGGTGCAGTGGGCCCCTTCGAGTACGAGTACCTGCCCATCGCCATCACCAAGATCGGAACCGGCAACGACCTGGACCAAATTTTGAAAGTGGACATCGGCGACCTGGGCTCGTTGATCCCGCAAGAGATCGACTTGGTGATGACCGCCAACGCCATGCAGATCAAGCCGCTGGTGAAGTACAGAGTGTACAGGTCAGACGATGTGTCTCTCATCTTTGGGCCAACCACGCACGAGATTACCACCATCACTCACAGCAAGACTGGGTGCTCGTTCGAAGCAGTGGCTACACGACTGTCAGTCACCAGGACTGGCAGGAAGTACACCATCAAAGAGTTTCCGATGATGCGTGCGTTCTTCAAGACTGGTTGATATGTTCGAGGTGGACAACTATCTCAGCAAGCAGTTCGTACCTGGCAAGTATGAGTGCTGGGATATGGCCAAGGAAGTCTGGAAGGACATCACCGGCCAGGACATCCAGCAGTGCAGGCCTGTTGGGTACACCAGGGCATCAGTGTGGATGCACGTCACTGAGCAGCAGCCATACTTCAAGGAGTTGGCAAGCCCAGAGAGTCCGTGCTTGGTGCTCATGCAGCGGGCGAACGACGTGCCGCACATCGGTGTGTTCTACTCGGGAGGTGTGCTACATCTCCGACGCAACGGCGCTGCTTACCAGTCGCTCAGCCTCGCCACTGCGGGGTTCCCGGTGATTCTTTTCTACACCACGAAGTGAGTCCCATGCAGACAGTTTGGATCTCCACCAACCCATTCGATGTCAACGCCTACGAGGAGTTCGAGGCGGAGGACATGCGGGATGTGCTCATGGAGCAGCTGCCCGTGTGGCCCAAGACTGCGCGCCTGTACCACAAGGAGGTAGCGCTGGCGAACGACGTCACGCCAGGAGACAAGCGCAGCATCGATGCACTGGCGAAGATGCCGGGGCCATTCTACGCGATCGTCTACCCTGCGGATCCTGGCACCCTGCTGCTGACGGGAGCCATCCTGCTCATCTCGTACACGGTCAACCAGCTCACGCAGGACAAGCCAAAGCCTTTGGAGCAAGTGTTCTCCAAGGGGTCGAACAACAACCAGCTGTCGCAGCGAGAGAACCAGGCGCGCTTGAATCAGCGCATCCCTGACATCCTGGGTGTGGTGCGCTCCATCCCCGACTTGATTCAGTACCCCTACACCATCTGGGAAAACAACGAGCCTGTCGAGTACTCGTACATGTGCATCGGTAGGGGCCTAAATTCTCCTACCTCTATCAAGGATGGTGACACTGACTTCGAGGATATCACCAGAGCCGCTGCTGTCGTGTACCCTCCTGGGGAAGCTCCTGGTGGTGGAACGCCACTACTGGTTGTAGGCGAGATGATCACCGAGGATGTGTACACCATCATCCCGGTAACGTCTGCAGAGAATCGTCCGCTGAGATCCATTAAGGCGCTGACCGTGTATGGCAGTGGTCTTCAGACCTTCGCTGATTTGCAGAGCGGCAGCAAGTGGAAGCATGCATCCTTCAGGTATCTAGGGTCTGGTGTAGGTACCATCGATCTGCCCACCAACGGCTCATCCGGCAACATCACAGGCTTGATACAGATCGATGACGAGCTGCAGATCATCTGGGGCAAGCTTGCAACGCTGACCTCACCCAAGCCAGATCTTAGTGCAGGCTACGCCTTTGGAGCCGATGGTGTCAGTCCTCCCGGACCTTATCCTAACATCGTAGGGTTCCCGGAGAATGGGCGAGTCGACTTGGCGCCTGTCACAGTGACCGCGGTCACTGTGTTTGATGAGCTGAACGTGCAGCTGACTGTGAGCGTGCCTGCATCGCTACAGGCGGAGTGGGACAAGATCGCTGCGTACAGCACTGAGGTCGGAACCGGAACTGGGGTGCGCAACAAGAACGTTGCCATCGCGGCGCAGAATCGATGGATCGTTGGGTACAAGACAGGAGGTCTGTCTGCCGATGCAGGCATCTTCATTGACGACCCGAACATGGAGGAGCTGTGGGTCAACTTCGTTGCGAACGAGGGGCTCTACGCAGAGGACACTGCGAACCGCGTTGTACTGACTCACGTCTTGGCTTGCTTCATCACGCCATGCGATGCAGCAGGTACACCCACTGCGGATCCTACGGAGTCATTCCAGCAGAGCATCAGCGGCTCTATGCTGGGCAACCAGACTCGCGGTGTCACGGTCAAGTTTCCACGCATCACGCCAGGCCGCTGCCTGGTGCAGTTCGCGTGCACCAGCGCTGCGTTCCGCAAGATGGAGTTGGACCCAACGTCTACAGCGTTCTTCAGGACGCCGACGTTTATCATCTCTAATGATCCTGCGTCGATTCTCAAGAGCACTGCATACACAGGTCAGATCCATGACGACGTTGAAGTTTCTAAGTGCTACTCCGTCTCTAAGCCTGACTTCGCTGCTACCGATATTACTACCATCCAGACTCGCATCGTAGGTAACCCATCTTCGAAGCGAGTGGAGAAGCGCCAGCTGAACTGCAAAGCAGCGCGGGCCACACTGTCGTGGAATGGTGTCTCGTTCACTACGCCAGTCGACCTTGGCAACTTCACTGAGAACATGGTCTTCCATGTGCTGAAGGATGAGTACATCGGTAATCGCAAGAACGCTGAGATTGACTTCGCGACCATTGCGAATGCGTTCGCCTTCATCCGCGAGTCATTCGGAGACCCAGCAGCAGCTGCATTCAGCTATACGCTGGACGACTTGAACATGTCTGCAGAGGAGACTGTTGCTACCATCTGCGCAGCCTGCTTCGTCATTCCGTTCCGTCAGGGCGATGTGATGAAGGCTAGCCCTGACGTTGCAACGGACGCCAGCACGTACATCTTCAACCATCGCAACAAGGTGCCCGGCTCTGAAGCGCGAGCTATCACGTTCGGCCGCCTCGGTGACAACGATGGCGTGGAGCAGGAGTTCATGGATCCTGACACGGGGCCAGAGACATACATCCCTCCCTCGCTGTTCCCTCGCGTGCTTGCGCAGCCTGTCTCGCCGCTGCAGTCTCGCATCGTTGGCCTCAGGCATCGCAAGCAAGCCATCTGGCACGGGCATCGGCAGCAGGCGCGGCAGGATCACCAGAACCAGTCCGTACAGTTCGAGGCGCTCGAAGAGGCAGGCACGCTGCGCCTCATGGAGCGCATCCTGGTCGAGGACAACACGCGCCCTGACGTGCAGGACGGTGACGTCGAGAAGGTGGTGGGTCTCATCCTGACCACCAGCCAGCCTGTGGATCTCACGGGAGGCACGTTCACCATCTTCGTGCAGCATGCGTTCGGCGCCGTCGAATCCATCCCCTGCTCCGCTGGCACTGACGAATACTCGGTGGTGCTCGGCCACGCACCGGCGTTAGCGCTCAACTCCGACCCTGGGCTTGCGCTCAAGACGACCTACCTCATCGTCAAGGATCAGAACAACCCGACCAAGGCCTTCCAGGTCATGGACCGTGAGCACAACAACGAGAAGAACACTCACACGATGACGTGTGCCAACTACTCGTTCATGTACTACCACGCTGATGCGCTGATGCTGTTCCTTCCGATCAGCAGCTCCATTGCATCAGCTGAAGTCTTCTTCGACAAGTCAGCCTACGAGACGCCGAACCTCCTGACTGTAGCAGCTGACGCTGGCGTGGATCCTCTACGTGGCTTTGTCTACGAAGGTACCAACATCAGTGAGGGTCTGCCCACCACTATCATCTCTCCACGAGCTCTGGACTTCGGCTACACTATCGTCTGCACTGTCAACAAGTCGACTGGCACTGGCACAGGAACCATCCTCAGCTCAGACACCACAGGGCATCAGTTCTTTGAAGTTGATGGCTCCACACAGCTGAGAGCTGGACATGGTGATTCTGGGTCCCGTACATTCTATGTAGTCACCAACCTGTTCACCATCAACGCCTGGCACCACTGCGCGCTGACGTACAGTGCGGGTGGCACCATGAGATTGTATCTCGACGGTGTGATGGTGGACGAAGCAACCGGAGTACCCAACAGGACGGTATCGCTTCTGCGTGCATTCCGCAGCCAGTTCGGCGGTGGTGGTGGCAGGCTTATTGGGTTTGCTGACAATCTTCGGCACTATTGCGCTGTGCTTTCTCCTGCTATGATCCGTGAACTAGCTCAGAGGGAGACGTTCACATGATGACGAGAGCGCAGATCAAGTTGTGGCAAGAGGGCGAGCCCAGGCAGAGGGACTGGAATGGAGCCCTGCTGCTGAATGACGGTGACCTCGGGTCGCGCACCAAGTGGGCGATGGCCATCGACGACCTGCCGCGCTACCGGCGCATCATCGTGCGCACGGCATGCTTCTATCGAGGGACCGCTGAGAGCCCGCTTGGAAGCAATCGTGGGCCCCTGATCGACGACTGGATACGCAACGCTGGTGGCACACCTGGCGATGCGTACCCGGACCCCTGGTGCGCCGCGTTCGTGTACATGCTGCTGACTCAGGCTGGCGTGTCCTGCAAGCGCACCATGTCGGCCAAGCAGTGCCTGGAGCAGTTCGAGCTGGTAGCGGCGAATGACGTGCAGCCGGGCGATCTAGCAGGATGGGTCAACGACGATGATACAGGGCATGTTTTTCCAGTCGTTGGCTTCACCCCTGAGGGTGTTGCAGGGATGGAAGGCAACTCGGACAACCGGGTGCGGCTCACCTCGCGGCTGACCAAGGACTTGCAGTTCAGGCGTGTGCCATCCGAGCAATACAGCGCGATCGTCAAGGACGCACCGCTCATCCTTCGCGCCACAGCTGGCACCAGATAGCTACGCTTACTCTTGCAACATAGTTACGATCATGACACGCTTACGGCATGACCAAAAACAAGCTGATTGCGGTAGGCGTGACTCTCTTCAGCATCGTTCTCGGTGCTGCATTTCAGCAGGGACTGATCCCTGTTCCTCAGGGCGTTTGCCCTCCACCGTCGCCTGCGTTGCTGGACGCAGGGACCCAGTAAGAGGATACTGTGGAATGGCCAAAAGTACTGGACTCTCTCATCGCATCAGGGCCCGTTGCCTTGGTGCTTGGCATAGGTTTGTACTTCTGCTGGCGCGAGCTGAAGGCGGAACGCGCCGCTCGCATCGAGGATCTCAAGTCGATGCTGAAGCCGAAGAACTGAAGCGAGAACTTCGGGACTCCGGCTTTGCACCGTGCCCGTATCACGCACGACGTGTTGCAGCGCAACGGCTCAGCGAGATCATCGAGAAGCGGGGTCCACGCGCTGTGGACCCGACGTGGCAGCACTAACCATCAAGTCGAAAGGAAGAGGTGCCGTGGCAAGCAAGAAGAAAAAGACCAAGAAGGTCAAGGGCGGCTACCGGTAGAAACACTTCCTATCTGCGCTCCGGAGAGACCCTGCGTTAGTGTAACTCGCACATGCAGAGCTAGCATACTGCAGGACGGACCTACAGGCACCCGCCGCAGGGAGTCTCTGGAGCGCAGATAGATTACAGAATTGTGAGACATTGTGAGCTATCAAGAGAAGTCGGAAAGTCTGAAGCACCAGCACACCATCTTCATCGAGCACGGTGAAGACCCGGCACTAGCGGTGTTCAACGATCAGGGGACGGGCAAGTCGAAGACGTACATCGACCGGGTTGCCCAAGCCTACGAACAGGGCCGCGTGGACGCGCTGCTGCTCGTAGCTCCCAAGGGTGTCGAGCGCAACTTCGCCGTCAAGGAGATGCCGAAGCACTGGCCTGATCGTATCCCGTACAAGGTCTTCATCTACTCCACCAAGCAGGCTAAGAACAAGAGCGCTGCCATCGAGCGTAAGGACATTATGTCCTACAAAGATGGCATAGCTATTGTTTGTATTAGCTACCATGCATTTGTTACTGATCAGGGAAAGAAGTTCGTCAAGGAGTTCCTGACTAAGAGGAAGGTGGCGTACATCCTAGACGAGAGTCACTTTATCAAGTCGCCAGGCGCTGTGCGCACCAAGACTATCGTCGCTTCAGGGAACTACGCTGAGTTCAAGACCATCGGCACAGGCACCCCCATGGGTGCTGAGGGTCCGATGGATGTGTACTCGCAGATCAAGTTCCTCGATGGTGAGTTCTGGAAGCGCCACGGCATCCCAGACTTCATGTGCTTCAAGGCGTACTTTGCCGACTGGCTGGCGCTCAACGGATGGAACAAGCTCATCCGGTACAAGAACCTGGACAAGCTGAGCGAGTGGCTCAAGGAGATCTCGGTGCGTGTGCTCAAGGCAGACGTGCTGCCAGACCTGCCACCGAAGCTGCACTCGCGCCACTACATCGAGCTGCCCGTAGAGCACCGCCGAGCCTACAACCAGCTACAGACAGACCTACGCCTGGAGCTGCAGAGCGGGGAAGAGGTGGAGATCAAGACGAAGCTCGTCATGCTCCGCAAGCTGCTGCAGGTGTCATCGGGCTACATCAAGAACACGCTGACCGGAGAGCACCACCCCATCAACGACGAGTGGCCCCGCATCGATGCCTGCATGGACTGGTGCGATGCCTCGAACACCCAGGGCATCATCTGGACCCGGTTCCGCCACGACGCGGATCTCATCCAGGCACGCCTGGGCTTGGACAGGGTCGCCAGGTACGACGGAGCCATCGACGATGAGGGGCGCGCAGCCAACCTGGAAGCCTTCCAGAGGGGCGACAAGCAGTTCTTCATGAGCAACCCCAAGGTCGGTGGAACAGGCCTCACGCTGACCGAGGCAGCGCGGCAGTGGCATCACGGGGTGGACGTGGATCCGGTGGCGCTGAAGCAAGCCCAGGACCGGTCTCACCGCATTGGGCAGCACAACGCCGTCCACTATACTTACTGCATCGCGCAGGACACCTGTGACGAGATCATCATCGACACACACCTGTCCAACGAAGATGTGGTACGCTCCATCCTCGGGGATAAGTTCTCGGAGCTACTATGAAACCGCGAGTCTACATTCCACAGGTTCCCACGCGCTACGACCCGGTGCTGCGGCGCACGGTGCCGAAGTTCGAGTCCTTCGACAAGGCGCAGGAGTACGGAGAGCTGGTCATCCTGCTTGACCGTAACAGCGACGTGTGGGATTCAGATGCCTGCATCGCCAAACTCACAGAGGGGCTCTCGGAGTTTGACTACAAGAAGGACTTCCTTCTTCCGATGGGCTCCCATCACTTCATGCTCTGGACCGCTATGATCCTCGCTGCTTCCAAGATTCCAAACCTCCAGACCCTGCAATGGCACTCTCGTAACAACGAGTACGTTGTCATTGACAGCCGGGTACCCCAATGATCTGGGGGCTCTATCTTCGTTCTACACAGCTGGTTGACAAGGACCAGCTGGATGTGCTACTCAAGCGGTATGCTGAGTACGATTGGTCTGTTCTTCGTAATGCTGCTTCGGTCTCGTTCATTGGGACCAAATGGGTTACCGATCGATTCGTCTCGTTCACGATAAAGGAGATTACAGATGAAACGCAAGACACCGCGGAAGCCCCGCCTCCCACCTGGAGAAGCGCTTCCAAAGATCGTTACTACGCCGTTGGTGCAGCTGGCGAAGCGCGCCAACCTGACCCCTCAAGAGCTGAGTGACTTCGTCACAGCGCAGACTGAAGAGCTGAAGCAGCTTCAGATCCTCAACGCCAAGACCAGCATCTCCGGGTTCTCTCTGAACAAGGTGGAGCTGGACGCGCTGCTGCACATCTTCGATACGCACGTAGCCAAGCAAGCGCTGGCTCTGGCCATCCTGACCAAAGCCCACACTGATGGCCTCAAGGGACAGGAGCTGGAGACGTTCGCACTGAAGCTCGCACGCATGGGGCTGCACCAATGACCAACGAAGCGCCTGCTGGCGTTTCGTTAGGCAAGGCCCGCTGCGTCGGCTCTTCCACGAAGGCCATCTGCGTCGTCATCGAGGGCACGCCGACGCAGCGCTGGATCCCGCAGTCCGTCATCCATGACGACTCGGAGGTCTACAAGCGTGGAGACTCGGGCAACCTCGTGGTGCAGCTGTGGTGGGCGGAGAAGGAGAAGCTCGCGTGATTGGCAACAACAAGCTGAGCCTCAACGAAGCCACCATCATTGCTGCTGTGCAGATGTACCTGGACTCTGAGCGCAGGCCAGATGCAGTGCCTGTCAAGGTGATGAGCGTTCATCTGGACAGGCAGAACGATATGTTCGAGGTCAGACTGGAGGCGGGGGTCCTACCGCCGATACCTGGCATGGACGAGCCTCTGTGACTCCCATCCTACGCTGGGTGGGAGGCAAGACCCGCCTCTTGCCGGTTATCTCTGAGATCATCGGAAAGAGGCGAATCCGGAACTACTTCGAGTCCTTCACTGGCGGAGCAGCAGTGTTCTTCGACCTGCACGAGCGGGTCGAAGGCATCTCCTACCTGAACGACGCCAACGTAGCGCTCATCGAGGCGTACAGCGCCATCAAGGAGCGGCCACGCAGTGTCATCGCGCAGCTAGAGCAGCTGCGCGATGAGAACTACTACACCATCCGGGACCAGTTCAACCTCACGCGCGAGACGACGAAGCCTGCGAAGCGCGCAGCGCAGTTCCTGGCACTGAACCACATGTGCTTCAACGGCCTGTGGCGCGTGAACAAGGCAGGCCACCTGAACACGCCCCTCGGCAAGACGGGCAACAACCTACCCCGAACGCTGGCCAGCTTCCCGACGGCCCAGCTACTCCTGGGCTCGGCAGCCTTCGCCAGGGCCACCCTGAGTGCCACCCCGTTCGAGATCCTGGCGACCGCTCCGCACACGCATCTGAACAGGGAGTGCGGCGAAGGGGACGTCGTGTTCTTCGACCCGCCCTACCTGGATCTGTTCGAGGACTACACCCTCGAAGGATTCGGTCTGCGGCAGCACACGATTCTGGCTGCACAGGCCAAGCACTGCGCTCGCAAGGGTGCGCTGGTCATCGTCTGTGGCTCGGACACCGACGCGAGCCTGGAGGTCTACGGCAAGCCCAGGGAGACGGTCTCGCTGAAGCGCACCGTGGGCGCATCGAAGAGAGGAGAGGTGCAGGAATGCCTGTGGGTGTACTAGCAGACGAGCATCGTGGTACCGGGCGAACGACGCGGCAGCTGGAGCGTTGCAGGGACGGCAGTTTGTTCGTCTGGTGTACGCAGGATTTGAGTGCAGTGATCCGCCTCTGTATGCGCATTGGTGGTAAGTTCCATCATGTGGAGTCCATCTGGACTAAGCCTGATGGAAGTGTGGTACGTATTGCTCGGTCATCAGTACTGACGGACCTGGCCGAAGCTGACAAGTACCGCGGCTACGAGTTTACTGGCTTGACGGTGGACCATGCGTTTCAGGGGTCGCAGTATGAGTGTGGTGAGCTACTGAGATCAAGAGTACGGAAGCCTCTTGACACTAAGCAGGACCAGGGATAGAACAACTGAGAGCTGACGGAGGGTCGGGAAAAACACGGGGTCCTTGCCGGCCTGAACCAAACGACTTTGCTGATGAGGCAGAGCACCCGACGCCAGCTCCCCTATTATTGGAGACACAGACGATGGAACTGAACGAGCAAGTGCTGGCACCAGGGGAAGACCCGTACGCCGCTGTGCGTGACGAGAAGCTGCCGCAGAACATCATGCAGGAGCTGGAGGCGATGGCACTCCGGTTCATCCGCGAGGATGCAGAGGTGGAGCGTCAGGTAGAGGTGCTCAAGGAAGTCACTGCCAAGCGCAACAAGACTCGTTTCGGCGAGATGCCGGAGCTGATGAAGCGCGCTGGCAACCTGACGGAATACAAGCTGGAGTTGGCGAACGGACAGACCGCTGTGTTCGAGCGCGAGAAGGACCCAGGCGGTGCTCTCAGCAAGGGCAATCGAGAGTACGTGCTGAAGTTCATGAAGGACAACGGCTTCGGTGCGCTGCTCACCAACGACGTCACGCTGCCCTTCAATGCAGGGCAGGAAGCAGAGCTGGCTGCAGCACGTGCCAAGCTCGACGAAGCTGGACTTGCGTACAGTGTTCAGGAAACCGTGCAGTCCTCGCGCTACAGCGCCTGGTGCGCACGCATGGTGGAGGCGAGCAAGATCACCAAGGATCAGTTTGGCCTGTTCGGCATCCATGTGGTAGAGCAGGTGTCCTTCAAGATCAAAGAGAAGAAGGCCAAGAAGGCCCGCAGATCAGCTGAGTAGCGAAGGCGCTACTCAGCTCAACAACACAACGAAAGAACAAGTAACGTGGCAAAACAATCCAAGGTGGAAGAGTCGACGGCATTGGTTCCCGCGATGGCGGCCAGCGGCGGCATGGTGCTCGCCGATCCAGGCGGCCCAGTCGAGGGCTGGGGTGAGTTCGCAGGCGCAGGCCTGAAGGACTTGCCGGCGAACGAGAAGAGCATCCCGTTCCTCAACCTCATGCAGACCAACAGCCCCGAGGTCGAGCAGCAGACCATTCCCGGCATCAAGGCGGGCGACTTTCTCAACAGCGTGACCAAGGAGGTCATTCCCGGCGAGGTGGGCCTGCTCATCCAGCCCATTCACATCGAGCGCGTGATGGTGCTCTGGCGTGACCGCGACAAGGGTGGCGGCATCGTTGCGCGCTACCAGTTCACGGACCCCGAGGTGGAAGAGGCCATCCGGCACAACAACGGTACGCACATCTCGACCAAGGAAGCCCCGCTGAAGATCGGCGAGCACTTCCTGGTGGACACGCGCTACCTGTACGCCCACATCCTCACCGAGCGCGGTGACGACACGCAGGGGTACTTCATCTTCGGCGCGAACAAGAGCAAGATCAAGCCGACGCAGGACTTCATCAGCTCCATCGACCAGGTGCGCGGTGGGCCTCCGTTGTTCGCGGCTCGCGCTCGGATGACCAGCGTGCAGGCAGTCCAGAAGGGCTCCGGCAAGCTGTTCAAGAACGTCAAGTTCATGCCGGGTGTGGAAGGCGCGACGTACTTCCAGACGCTGGTTCCCGGTCGTGACCCGCAGGACCCGAACAAGGTGCACCCGCTCCTGCTCAAGGGCGCCGAGTTCCGCAAGGCCATCCTGGCAGGCAGCGCGAAGGCCGACTTCGACGCCGAGGCCTACGAGAAGACCGAAGACGAAGGCGCCACCGAGAAGCGGCACTTCTAGCCGACTGCTACGCTGCGTAGTAGTCGGGCAGGCAGCTGCACATAGATCCCCTGTGAGGCCGTTAGGCCATAGGCACTTCGCTCGGGTGGGTTAAGCCCGAGCAACCTTTCTGCCCCATCACCATGTACGCTTGCGAGTGGTGGCGGGGCGCCAACCATGCCCCAGCAGTCAACCCTTCCCCCGGGGCACTGCTGGGGCGCTTTTTATTGGAGACGACGATGGCACAAGGTGAGTTCACCAAGCAGGAAGCAGCAGCGGTCAAGGAAGCAGCCGAGGAGATATTCAAGGCACTGCCGAAGACCAAGCAGCGCGACTACATCGGACACCTCAACGACCTGTTCCTCTTCATCGAAGCTGACAAGCGTGCAGCACCCGAGGGCAAGTAGATGGCCTGGTCACCTCAGCAGGAGCAGTGCCTCAAAGCGCTGACGCGGTTCGCAGACAACGACGAGCCGTGCTTCCTACTCTTCGGTGATGCTGGTACAGGGAAGACCACTCTGTCGATAGAGTTCCCCAACATCGTACGCGGCCGTCAGTGCAAAGCCTACGCCTACACTGGCAAGGCTGCTTCCGTTCTTCGCGCCAAGGGCCACCACGACGCTGGCACGCTGCACAGTGACCTGTACATCCCTGCGATGCAGAGCAAGAAGCGCCTGGAAGGCTTCGAGGCGCGCTACGTGCAGGCTGCTGCAGAGCTGGACAGGCTGCAGAAGCAGCCCTGCGAGGGTGCAGAGCAGCTCGCCTCCATGAAGCGCCTGCAGGCCACACTCAGCGCAGAGATAGAAGAGCTGCGGCGGAGCATCGCGGAAGAGCGCGACGCACTGTCGGCGCCACAGTTCACTCTGAACACGCAGAGCCCGATGCGGGACCTGGACTTCATCATCGTGGACGAGTGCTCGTTCATCGGCACCCGCCTGGGCTTGGACATCGAGAAGATCTGCCGCGAGGCTGGTGTGAAGATGCTGGTCATGGGGGACCCCAATCAGCTGCCACCCGTGAAGGACAAGGGTCACTTCATCGACCGCAAACCAGACTCCCACCTCACCGAGCCCCATCGGCAAGCCCAGGATAACCCGATCATCCACATGGCGCACCGTGTGAAGAACGGGCAGGGTCTGCCCATCGGCAAGTACGGGGAGAGTGAGGTCTCGAACGACGTCACGCTGCAGGAATGCCTGGAGGCCGACCAGATGCTGGTGGGCATCAACGAGACGCGGCAGTACTACAACCGGCGCCTGCGCGAGGAGAAGGGTTACACAGACCTGGTCGAGGTCGGCGAGAAGCTCATGTGCCTGCGCAACAGCAAGGAGGGCTTCTTCAACGGGCAAATCTGGTACGCCGAGGAAGTGCACGACTTCACGCCCGACGGGGAGCGGCTGTGCTTGACCTTACGCAGCGAGGATGTGACACAGCCTACTAGACAAGCGCTCGTGCACACCAAGGTGCTCAAGGGCGAGGACATCCACTGGATGGACGCGCAGGGAGCGCAGAGCATGGTGTCAGCTCAGGCGGTGACGGTACACAAGTTCCAGGGCTCTGAAGGCAACGACATCGTGCTGATGGACGAGTCGTACCGCTGCTGCCGTGAGTTCCCTCACCGCTGGCTGTACACCGGAGTCACGCGAGCGCGCAGAAAGGTGAAGGTGGGGCGATGACACTCAGCATTAAGTGCCTGGTCAAGGACTGCGAGAATCGAACAGACCAGGGCATGTTCCTAGGCCAGCTATGCTTGTGCTGCCACGAGTACGTGCAACAGAAGAACGTCAAGGCGTTCTGCCTGGAGGGCAAGTCTAACGGTGATCCCATCCCGATGCTGATCCACTGCCCCATCTGCGCGCACAGGCACATCGATGAGGGTGAGTGGGCCACCAAGATTCATCACACTCACTCCTGCCAGCACTGCGGTCACACGTGGCGCCCTGCAGTCGTCAACACTGTTGGAGTCAAGTTTCTACCGGGATTCAAGAACACATGAACTGGTACATCATCCAGTACTTTAGGGACTACACTTGCCATAAAGGCCCTCCTGTGGATACCCGCTATGCCAGGGGTGCTACCCCTGAAGAGGCCATTGCCAGTATCGACGGATATGGAACCGGTCTAACATACGAGATCCATGATGTCAGGCCTGAGTTGGTACCAGTGGTACTTAGGGGCCTGACCGAAGCAACTACAGAACAGCTCAAGCAGCAGCTACAGCGGCGTGGGTGGAAAGTGAGATTGACGTGAACAAGTACTACATCGGATACCCTCTTCCAAAGCGTGCAACGCAAGCTCTGGAAGAGTTGCGCCCTAACATCATGGAAGGGGTGATGGGCAAGCCAGAAGACCTCCACATCACCGCGCTCTACCTCGGAGAGCAAACCTCTGAGGTTGCTCTTCGCGTGTTTGGACACCTATCGGATGACATGCCGCCAGCGCCCACTGGCTTCAAAGGCTTCGCGCGCTTCGGTGGCGGCAGCTGCCTGGTCATCACGCTGATCGACCCCACCCGGATGCTGCAGCACGTCCATCGAGACCTGAAGCGTGCCCTCGTGCCAGGGCGCACTGTGGTGGAGGGCCCTCACGACTACGAATACACCCCGCACATCACGCTGCTCAAGAGCAAGAAGGCGTTCTGCAGAGCTACTGTGCCGGCAGTGGCCTTCGACCTGAACCTCATCTGCCTGTTCGAGAAGGAATCTGGTGGGGAGTACGGGCCCATCGCCAAGAAGGAGATGAAGGTATGAGCGCCAACGACACTCAGGTGGGCGGGCAGCACTACAAGGGCAAGAAGTTCCAGCCGTGGGACTGGGACAAGTACGGCATTGGCACGTATGAGATGGACATCCTGCACTACGTCACCAGACAGAAGGGAGGGAAGCAGGATCTGGAGAAGGCCGTCCACTACGTGGACAAGCTGGAAGAGCAGTACCACCTATTCGAGCGCAGGAATAGAGTGCCGGCAGTACTGCGTGTCAAGCTGTACTCCCCGTGTCAGGAGTATTGTGAAGAGTGGAAGATGAGCGCGTTGCAGCGAGAAGCTGTGCGCACTGTTCTGACCTGGCAAGACCTGAACGACTTGATGGGACTCAAAGCAATCCTGCAGGACATGATCAATGCCTACCCAGATCCCGATGTTCGCGCCGACGATAACGGCGGCAGCACCAAGACCGAATGAGTGGCCCCGGTTCCGAGATGCGTCCATCATCGCGGTAGACCTGGAGTGCAAGGACGAGGACATCGAGGAGCTAGGTCCAGGCTGCTACCGGGACGATAGCTACGTCTGCGGCATCGGCGTAGCCATCGACCACGGCCCCTCGGTGTACCTCCCCGTGAAGCACCATGGCGGCGGCAACGTTGAGAACCCCGAGGCAGCCTGGGCTTGGTTTCGAGACAACGCGGGCGCCTACGAGGGCAAGGTGCTCGGCTGCAACCGGTACTACGACTTCTGCTGGGAGAAGGTCAACGGCGTGCTGTGGCCCAAAGCCAAACGCCACTACTGCGTGCAGATCCTCGATACGCTCATCAACGAGCTAGAGCGCTCAGCTCGGCTCGATGCGCTGTGCAAGCGCTGGGGCGTTCCAGGGAAAGACAAGACCGCGCTGATTGAAGCTGCCAAGGCGTTCGGGCTCAAGAACCCGATGGCTGAGATGTGGAAGCTGCCAGCAGGCTACGTCATTCCATACAACCTCTCTGACACTGCTGCTCCGCTAGCACTGTTCCCGAAGATGATGCAGAAGATAGCTGCAATGTCTCTGGAGGAGTTGTGTGACATCGAGGCTCGCGTGACTCCTATCATCGTGGACATGCGCCACCGTGGTGTGAAGGTCAACGAGAAGAAGCTGCAGGAGATCGAGACGTGGTCCATCGTCGAGGAGAAGGTGCAGATTGCGAAGATCAAGCATCTGACTAACCGCGATGTGCATCTCGACAGCTTCAACACTAACGCTGCCATCGGACCAGTGCTGGAGTCGGTGGGCGTCGCCGTGCCCAGGGGGAAGAAGGGCAAGTACAAGATCACGGAGAACTTCCTAGAGCACTGCCCGCACGAGCTGGGGAAGATTGTGCTCCGCGGCAAGCAGATGACGAACCTGCGCGCGAAGTTCAGTCGCCCTGCTGCAGCTCACATCACCAAGGGTCGCATCCACTGCGTCTACAACCAGACTCGGAGCCCCAAGGGTGACCGCAGCCTGGAGATGGTCGATGACAGTGATGAAGACGAGAAGGAAGAGAACAAGGGCACACGCACGGGCAGGTTCAGCGCCGAGCACACGAACCTGACTCAGGTGCCCTCACGTCAGGACTGGTCCACGCGCTTCAAGGACATCTTCGAGCCAGAGGAAGGCTACCACTGGTTCAGCGCTGACTTCTCGCAGCAGGAGCCCCGCCTGGCCACGCACTGGGCAGCCAAGCTCGACCTGCCTGGTGCGCGCAAGGTGGCGCAGGCTTATCATGACGACCCGCTGCTGGACAACCACGACTACATGTCGCAGCAGACGGGCCTGGAGCGCAAGAGAGCGAAGAGCATCTACCTCGGGCTCATCTATTCGATGGGTGAGGCGAAGCTGTGCCGCGAGCTGGGCCTTCCTACGCAGTACAGCGTGTCCTGGGGGCCCTGGCGAGACAAGCAGGAGCGCTTCTTCGACGAGGAGTGGAAGGCGCTGGCGTTCCGCCAAGGCCTCCACGAGGACAACGTGTACGTGTACGAATGTGCAGGTACCGTGGGCAAGGAGATCATCCGCCAGTTCCACGAGCGCGCCCCGTTCCTTCGTGGCTTGATTCAAGCAGCGAAGAAGAGCGGCGCGAAGTACGGGGAGATCATCACCCTGCTCGGCCGGCACCTACATCTGCCGCTGACCCCCGGCGGCAAGTATGACTGGGTGCACAAGTGCCTGAACATGTTGATTCAAGGCTCAGCAGCGGATCAAGTGAAGAAGTCCCTAGTTGACACTATCGAACAGATCCCTCATCTTTACCTTCAGCTGGTGGTGCACGACTCACTGCAGGGCAGCACCAAGAGCCGACAAGAGATTCTATCGGTAGTGAACATCATGCGTAACGCTGTCATCAGCGAGTACGTACCGTACAGAGTGGACAAGACCATTGGGCCCTCTTGGGGAAGAGAGATGGACCTATGCTATCATCACACATGCATCGAGGATGCGATCAGCAGCAAGAAGAAGTACTGCCCGAAGCACGCACCCATTATGACCGCCGCGTAGTTCGATGGGCATACGTCTACGGTAACGTGATGGACTTGATGCTGGTGTGCCCTGAAGGCGACCTCGGAATTGTGGTCGCAGAGCGAGAAGGAAAGCACCTGGCCCGTGTGTCTGAAAACCAGTGGACCTATGGACCTGTGAAGTGCTGGCCATGAAGTACGGCATCGACCTCGGGCGTCAGCCTGGCAAGAGTGTGTTCTGGGCAGTAGCTGGTCGTGACGTCGATGGTCACACCTACAAGCAGATCTACATCGACGAGCTTGCGGACTGGAACGCTTCGCAGCACGCTACAATGCAGAAGCTGCGTCATAAGTTCAAACACTATGCTACTGGTAATCCCATTGGATCTCACCAGTGGCATATGACTGCCAAGCAGTTGGAGCACTACACCCGCGAAGACTACCTGTACAACCTGGGCCGACTACCAGGTAAGACACCTACACCGAACTTCATCCAACAACTAGTGGAGCAGTGGGCAGATGAGTCGTTCAGGGATTCGCAAAGAGAAGCGACAGAGGATCTACGCCCGCGATGGCTTTCGGTGCGTATACTGCAACTCACCGGACTCGACGCTCACGCTCGATCACTTACGACCGAAATTGCGTTTCCGCGGTACCACGGGCGTGCAGCGGGCAAGACTGCACGACTCAAGGAACTTAGTGACCGCTTGCCTGAGCTGCAACTCATCCAGGCAGGAGAAACCCGTTCGCGCATTCTGTTTGGTCGTAGCAGCGAGGACTGGCGAGCACTGGGCCGCTATCTGGCTGCGAGTGAAGGCCTGCCGGAGAAGGAAGCTAAGTAGTGTCAGAGAAAGCAACACGCCGAACGTTGATACAAGCGACGCAGGAGCTAGACCCGTGGCCTATCGAGAGCCCGCTAACGGGGCCGGGGGTCCCCGACTACTTCTGCACGACGAGTGTAGTGGAGACGAAATGCTTGAAGCGCTGGCCCGTGCGCTCATCGACGCCGGTGAATTTAGAGCATCCCTTGACCGAGGATCAGTTCCGCTGGTTAAACAGACGATGGAGAGCCTGCGGACCCGCATTTGTATTACTACAAGCGAACCGTTTAGAGTGGATCCTCTTCGCGGCACCAGACTCTGGGGTCCTTCGCCACAAGCATACGGTGACACGCCAAGAATTGTACAAGTCAGCACTAGTGAGATGGGTGAAGGGGATGCCACCCTCGGAGATCACGCGCTGGTTGTCGAAGACGTGGCAGGAGCTAGAGGACGCTAGAGCCTGGGTGAAGGGCACCTGGGAAGCAGGACTAATAGTCCGAGAAAGTTTCGAGTCGTTCGCAGATGTCTAAAGATGAGTTCCATAGACAGTTTACCCAAGCCTGCACCACACCAGGGCAGGCACGGACTATTCGTGAGCTTTGCGCTTACCTTGGTATCGGTAAGAGCACGTTCTACCGATGGTTCCAAGGTAGTGGTGCCCCTCACTTTCCATCTGCTCGCAAGGCAGTCATCGATCAGTTGCAGGCCTTCAAGTGATACAGCTCGTAGACCAAACAACATTCGGCACACCCCGAGGCAACTGCTTCGCTGCATGTGTGGCCAGCCTCCTGGGCTTGCCAGTGACAGAAGTCCCAAACTTCTGCTACCTGTACGAGGACGCGGAGTGGTATGATGAATTCCTCAAGTGGCTCAAGCCCAGGGGCTACGCCGCCCTTACCCAGGAGTTCGGAGCAGATCCTGAAGGACTTTTTGCGTGGATCGACAGATGTGCTCCGTCCATCCCGTGGATTGCCGGCGGGCCCACATCGCGCGGAATGCACTGCGTCCTCTACCTCGGGCGCGTGCTCCTGCATGACCCCAACCCCCATGCTCGTAAAACGGATCGTGTGGGCCTCGATAGCGTCCACGATGCCACATTCCTACTGCCGGACTTCGGAGTCCAAGCGCTACTGGCCGCAAGGGCGGTCTAAGTGACCTACCTCGGTAACCTCGCGGCGCATCACATGTACTCCAAGCACATGGAGTGCGAGAAGTGTCAGGTGTCGTGGGAGGGATGCGCAGCAGCGTGTGAGTGCCCACGCTGCGGTGAAGCGCAAGAGTATTGGACGAGCACACAACAGTTACTGGAGAAGTTAGATGCCAACAGCAATCATCATGATCGGACTCCCCGGAGCGGGCAAGACAACGTGGGTGAAGGCGAACTGTTCTGACGCACGAGTCTGCTCAGCAGATCACTTCCACGAGAAGAGCGGCGAGTACAAGTTCGACCCCAAGAACGCTCCACTGGCTCACGGAGAGTGCATTCGCAACTTCGTCGAGCACTGCCGCTCGCACTTCATCACTGCGATGCTGGGTCAGCCGGAGGGTGGCACCCCGGTACACCTGCAGATGAAGCATTCGGATGTGGTCGTGGACAACACCAACGTCAACGTGCACAGCATCGCGCCCTACGTCGGCATCGCCAAGGCGTATGGGTTCACCACGCGCCTCGTCATGGTGCGGCCTCCGTCGGATGCATTCGAACGCTGCTTGCACAAGATGCCCGAGGCGCACTGGATCGTGATGCGCGGGCAGCTCAACGACATGCTCGCCAAGTGGCCCACCATCTGGGGTGAGCTGGAAGTGGTGATGTCGTGAGGCTCACCAAGGACATGCGCGAGTCCATCTGCGCAGAGCTGCTGTCTCGGCGCTTCGACGACCAGTTCAAGCAGCTGCAGCAGGACAAAGTAACCTTCGCTGAGCAGCTGTACGATAGCTGGTTCACTGTCGAGGAAATGGCTCTGCTTACTCAGTCTCCCGTCGAGTGGTTTAGCTACACCGAAACCATTGGGTTCACTTACCAAGGTGTCAGCTACTCCGTAGACCTGTCGACAACGCGACGTGTCCCAGAGAACCACTGCAGGTACAGGAACAACGATCTGTGCCCAAAGATGGCGAAGGCCTGGCAGAAGTGGAAGGAGAAGGACAAAGCTCTTACGGACAAGCGCTACGAGCTGAAGCAGAAGTGCATGGCAGTCATGAACAGCGTGACCACCGTCGCTCGACTCATCGAGATCTGGCCAGAGCTGAAGACCTTCGTGCCTGCTGAAGGTCGTGGACCTGCCATGTGCACCGCGCTCTCCATCCCCATGAAAGAGCTGAACGAGGATCTGGGGCTTCCTTGACGTAACGTGCGCTTGGTGAAACACTCGTAGACCCGTAACAGACCAGAGAGCTTTGACTTCCACATGCACGCTTCCGTCGAGTTTCTACAGCTGCTCTACCCGGGTGGCCCATGGTGCCTCAGCGCAGCAACCCCAGACAGAGACAAGCTCGACACCCGCAGCTTCAGCGACCCTGAAGCTGCGGAGCAGTGGATAGAAGCCTGGAACGGCCAGCGCAACGTCTATTTCCACGTCAACCCCGCGCGTGATGCCAACGCACGGAAGAAGCTGAAGCGAACTGACGTTGCTGCCGTCCATTACCTACATATTGACCTCGATCCTCTCCCGACCGAGACGGCCGACGTCACGTTCAGAAGTCGCGCCCTGGGCTTGCTGCAGCACTTCACGCCGGCACCCACGGTCATCATCTTCTCGGGTGGGGGCTTCCAAGGGCTCTGGCGCCTCGACACGCCCATCGTGCTCGATGGGAGTGTCGAGGCAGCAGAAGAGGCCAAGCTCTTCAACGTCGAGCTGGAGAAGCGCCTAGGCGGCGACAACTGCCACAACATCGACCGGCTCATGCGGCTGCCCGGCACCATGAACATGCCGGGTGAGCTGAAGCGCGCCAAGGGCCGGGTCCCTACCCTCGCTGAGCTGGTGCTCTTTGACGAGAGCCGGGTGTACCCGATCACGGCCTTCAAGAAGAGCAAGCCTGCCAAGCAGGGGCTGCTTGGCGGGGATGAGCAGCCCCTACAGACCATCACGGACCTCTCCATGCTCGACCAGTGGAAGGTGCCCATGCGCGTGCGCACGGTCATCGCCAAGGGTCGTGTCCCTGGCGAGCCCAAGAAGGGGGACGACTCCCGTAGCGCTTGGCTGTACGACTGCATCTGCCAGCTGATCCGGTTCGCTGTTCCTGACCACATCATCCTCAGCCTGCTGCTGGACAAGGAGTGGCTCATCAGCGCCAGCGTGCTCGACAAGGGACATCCAGGCCCGGAGCACTACGCTCGGCGGCAGGTCGAGAAGGCCCACGCTGACGCCATTAAAGGTGAGCACGCTGCGCGCACTGTCGGCGATGCCCTGCGCGATGCTACGGCGCCGCACCACCAGCGGGCTGCCGATGGGGACTTTGTACGCAACGATGCTGGGGTTCCGTATCCGACGCAGGATAATATTAGACTCGCCATGCAGCTCATGGGGGTCACTCTCCAGAAGGATAGATTTTCTGATCGCATCCACATGACGGGGCTGGAGGGCTTCGGACCAATGCTGACGGACGACTCCTTGCGCCGGCTGTGGCTGCAGATGGACGATCGGTATCACTTCATGCCGAAGATGGAGTTCTTCACGCACGTGATCACTGACATGGCTGTGTTGAATAGCTTTCATCCTGTACTCGATTATCTTGATGGTCTGAAGTGGGATGGCGTGCCTCGTCTCGACGAGTGGCTGATCAAACATGCCGGTGCCGCCGATACCGAGTATACGCGCGCCGTTTCACGGCTGCTGCTTCTCGCAGCAGTGAGGCGAGTGCGCAAACCGGGTTGCGAGTTTGACGAGATGTTGGTGTTGATCTCTCCGCACCAAGGTAAAGGGAAGAGCAAGAGCCTGAAGCGACTCTGCCCAGACGAGAATTGGTTCTGTGATGATTTGCCATTGGCTGCTGACTCCAAGGTCATCCTAGAAAGACTTTCCGGCAAGTGGATCGTGGAGGCTGCTGAATTAAAGGGCATGCGCAAGAGTGACGCGGAGCACATGAAGGCATTTTTGTCACGGTGCTCTGACCGCGCGCGGCTTGCTTACGGAAGGTTTGCTACGGAAGTGCCACGTCAGTTCGTGCTCTTCGGCACTACTAATTCAAGAAGGTTTCTACAGGACCCAACTGGAAACAGACGCTACTGGCCTATCGATCTGACGTGCGACATGGTGCCTGATGCCATCGCTGCAGACAGAGATCAACTGTGGGCCGAGGCTTCACTCCGTGAAGCCTCGGGCGAGAGCATCCGGCTGTCCAAACACCTGTACGAACAAGCAGGACTCGTGCAGAAGGCGCACCGAGTAGCCGATCCCATCTTCGACATGCTGCAGTCACAGCTGGACGGGCACGAGGGTGTCATCAGCAGCAACGACGTCTGGTCGCTGATCGACATCCCGATCGAGCGCCGGTCGAACCAGGCAGGCGTGGTCGACGGAGCCATGCAACAGCTGGACTGGGAGTCATGTGACGACTATGTGCTCAGTAGCACTGGCAAGACGGCTCGCGTGTACATCAAGGGTGTCACGGAGAACGAGCTATCAGTGATTCAGGACTCTGGAACGAGAAAGACTCGTATCGTCGCTAATCGTTCAGAGACACGACCCTTCTAACACGAGTTAGAGGGTTGACACTACCCTACTGATGCGGCATCAGTAGGGGCATGGACCAGCAGTTCAAACCAGATGGATGGAAGGTCACATACCCTGAGAGGGAGTGGTGCGTCTACGAGAAGAACCCTGGTGGGGGTCGCGAGGCGGAGTGGAGCGCCGACGGTGAAGGAGTCAACTGTGCACTGCGGTGCAGCGGCTACAATGGCTACAGCGACGCTTCGCTGTTCCCATGGACTCTGCTTGCCGAGCTGGCTGCCACTCAGGGATACGAGCTGAGGAAGAAGCCCGCCGAGGAGAAGTCGTGAAGAACACCAACATCTCGCGCCGCTACCATGAGGCGCACAGTCGACGGCTGCTCGTATGTGGCCTGGACCATCAGCTGTACTGCCAGCAGCATCCCAACACCGTCGTGAAGGATGCGATCGATTACTACCTGCTGGCAGCTGAGTACATTCTGGCCACAAACAAGCCACTCATGTACGCCATGTGCTCCGCGCTAAAATGCACCGTAGGCTCCGAGGGCGGAGCACTGCTGCGGGAGTACGAAGCTCTACTCAGCATGAAGGTCGGCCTGAACGGCAGCGAGTGGAGCTCCAGCACCATGCTACTGTTCGAGGGTGGCATCAGAGGCAACATCGCTGAAATGGACTCCAACAATGTACTGCAGATCAGGAGCTGGGTTAACATCAGCGAGTCGCAACTGATTGCAGCGCTGATTGTATGAGCAAACCACTCTACAAGTACATCATCCTGCAGAGGTGTGATGGTCGTACCAAGTGGTGGGAGTGGCCATACGAATCATTCTTCTTGCACAAAGTGAAGAATGTAGCTAAGAGACTTCGCAAGGCAGCAGCTGATAATGGCAGCAACTGCGAGTACAAGATCAGCAAGAGAGAAGTAGACCCTAATGGAAGACGTACCTCAAGGAGACCGCAGCCTGTCCCTGGTGAAGCAGTTCCACCAGGTGTTCGAGTACCCGAATCCGAGTAAGCCGTCCATCCCAGGCTCCAGCGCTGATGCGCGCTACGAAATGCGCGTCGCGGCGCGACAATTGGGAATCGTCACGCGCGCCCTGAAGGACTTCCTGCGGGACAGCGATGACAAGCCAGTTTGCATTCAGCGGCTGGCACTCATGACCGAGGAGCTGACCGAGTTCGCTCAGGCCATGGGCGACAACGACATCGAAGCCGCCTTCGATGCACTGCTGGACAGCAGGTTCGTAGGCGACGGCAGCGTGCTCTCCCTGGGCTTGGAACCTGTGTTCGACGAAGGGATGCGACGCCTCTATCTGTCGAACATGAGCAAACTCAAAGATGGTGTTCCCGTGAAAGACGAACAAGGCAAGGTCGTCAAGGGGGACTGGTACCAACCAATCGAATTGGGAGATCTAGTTAGATGACCGAGCTGAGCACTATTATCTGCACACGCACCGACGGGAAGTTCAAAACTCTGGAAGAGCTGCAGCGCGAACATGTCTGTGGCGTGTTCAAGCACTACAACTCCAACATCACCCGAACCTGCAAGGCTTTGGGTATCGGCCGAACAACCCTCTACCGCAAGCTGGTCCAGTACGGACTGAGAAAGAAAGCATCGTGAGCGAAACCAATCACAAGGACGACGAGCGTGTTGCTCGTAAGGATCAGACCGAGGGCAGCACCTTGTATGAAGCAACGGTGCGTGAATGCAACGCGAAGGCAGAGCTGCTCGAAGCTCAGGCGCGTGACATCCGAGCCCAGGCGGCGCACCGCGAGCAGGCCACGCGCGCCAATGAGATCATCCTCGGGCTGCAGAAGCTGCAGGTCGAGCGCGACATCAAGAACTTCAACGCGGCAGTTCCCAACCCGAACTGAGTTGGCCAGCCGCAGGTACATCAAACGTTGGGGGAGCAAACCTATGCCCAGTCAAAAAGAGATCGATGCGGGCAAGAAGCTCACCGAGCGTGGCCCGTCTGATGAAGGCAGCAAGTGGCTCGTGCAGTGGAAGGACAACCCCACTGTGTGGCGAGCTATCTTCGGAGACTCTGCCGACCATGCACTTCGCCTGGTCGGCAAGTCCTTCGCTGACGTACACGACATCTGCTACGTCGATGAAAGAGAATAGAGAGCCATGCACCAATACCTAGACCTTGCTCAGCGCGTGCTCGACTACGGTCACCAGAAGAAGGACCGCACTGGTACCGGCACCAGGAGTTTGTTCGGCGAGTCGATCAACTTCGACCTGCAGGAAGGCTTCCCTCTCCTGACGACGAAGAAGCTCGCGTTCCGCATCATCGTCGAGGAGCTGCTATGGATGCTGCGTGGCTCGACGAACGTGAAGGAGCTGCAGGAGCGAAACGTCCACATCTGGGATGAGTGGACCAAGGAAGACGGAGACCTGGGTCCTGTCTACGGAGCCCAGTGGCGCAATTGGCAGCGCACGCGCAATGCGTACATCGCCAATTACCGGTACAAGGGAGCGCAAGCCATCGACCAGATCGCTGAGCTGATCGAAGGGCTGAAGAAGAACCCGGACAGCCGTCGCCACATCGTCACGGCCTGGAACCCCGCAGAGCTGCACCAGATGGCCCTGCCACCCTGCCACTGCTTCTTCCAGTGCTACGTCGAGCTGGGTAACTCGCCAGCGCAGCTGCCGCGCCTTTCCCTGCTGATGCACCAGCGCTCCGCAGACCTCTTCCTGGGCGTGCCGTTCAACATCGCCTCGTATGCACTTTTGACACACATGATCGCTCAGGTGTGTGGCTATGAGGTCGGCGACTTCATTCATAACTTTGGTGACGTTCATATCTACAACAACCACGTCGACCAAATGATGGAGCAGCTGGACCGAGAGCCGCGTCCCATTCCGCGACTACGACTCAACCCGCTGGTTGACAACATCGATGGCTTCACCTATGCTGATGTCAACCTTGAGGGTTACGACCCTCATCCAGCCATCAAGGCTGATATTTCAGTCTAGGGAGAGAATCGAAATGTTGAATCAGACCACAGCCAAGTTGCTGCTCACCGCGGGACGCCGACAGTTCACCGAGGCCGAGAAGGACGAGGCTCTCAAGTACTTCACCGAGTCCGGATGCACGCTTCAGGATGCAGCCGAGCAGTACGGGATGAGCACGCAGACCCTGTCCATCCACCGGAACAAGGTGCTGGTGCATCACGGTCTGGCCACCGCCAAGCCCAAGAAGAAGAAGGCCAAGGTCAAGAAAGCCGACTAAACACAGCGGCTGTGTTTAGAGGTGGCTGGGAGTAGCCGCCTAGGGTATCCTAGGCGGCATGGCCCAAACCATCACCGCAGCGGCTCAGAACGCAGCAGCTGACGCGATTGTCGACCTGCTCGATGTCTCCGGTCCAGGGAACATCCAGATTGCGACGACCGCGTTTGCATCCATCCTCGCCACCATCACACTGGCCAACCCCGCCTTCTCGGCGGCTAGCTCCGGCGTCTGTACCCTGCTCGGCACTCCGCTGCAGGACACCAGCGCGGACAACACTGGCACAGCTGCTGTTTGGAGAGCGCGGCAAAGCGGCGGCACGCCGGTCATCTCTGGGAACACGTCGCTCACTGCAGACGGTTCCGACATCACCCTGGACACGATTGCCAGGAACGCTGCAATCAACGCAGTCACTGCGCTGATTGGAGCCAGCGGCCACATCCAGTTCGCCACCGACGCGACGTTCGGCACCCCGCTCGCCTCTCTACCGCTGAACGCCACGGCGTTTGCTGCAGCCTCGGCTGGAGCTGCGGCGATGAACACGAGCCCAGCGCCGACGGCCAACGCCTCGGCATCTGGCACGTGCACAGCGTTCCGGTTCCGTACATCAGGCAACACCGAGATCTGGCGCGGCTCGGTGGGCACCAGCGGCCAAGACATCAACTTCGACACCAACATCTTCGCCAACGGTGTGCCAGTGACTCTGTCCAGCTACTCCTTCACGCTGGCTGCATCCGTGGCATCCTCCATTGGTGTGATGGTGCTGAACACGCTGAGCATCGTGTCCGCTGGTCTCGTGCAGATCACGTCCGGTACGTTCACTCAACCGCTGTCGTAACGAGGACCATGCAAACTGAGATCTATTCAAGTGGCTCCCCTAATCCTGCCAGTGTGGGTATCGGCGAGCTAATTAACGTTCTATTCAACAAGACTTTTTCTGCAGCCGTTCGTTGTCTTCTGACATACGCTGGTCAAAATTCTCAGACCGGGCTGCAGATGACGTTCACTGTTACCCTTTTCCGTGGTGGGTTTGCGGAACAGTTGTTTGTGTCCATGGCTCCTCACCACACAAAAGAATACCACCTGGGTACGTTTGACTTCAGGATTGGAGACAGGATCACTGTTTCGGCAGCTTCATTCGATGCCAGTGAAGGTGAAGTTGCGGCAGCTATGTTTTTAGACGTGGGGTAATCCGTGGCATTCCCCGTCGTTCAGGCGAGGAACGCTAACGCTTCCACAGGTAACTCTGCTGGGGCGTACACGGCTACGCTTCCAGCGAGCATAGCCGCTGGTGAGCTTCTGGTCGCCGCCATCTCTAATGATGGCATCGGTGCGCTGACCTATGGCAGCGGTCTCGCTGGCTGGAACGTACTGTTCAGCTCCTTCAGCTCTGGAGCAGGGCTCACGTTCTTCTACAAAGTCGCTGTTGGTGGCGAAGGTACGCTTTCTGTAGCCGGGCCTGCAGAAAACTTCATTGGTCGTACGCTACGCCTGACTGGCTATGACCCGAACCTACCGCCTGCGTTCGCTACAGCAACGGCCACCACTACCAACCCAGACCCTCCGGTCTTGGACCCTGCTGACTGGGCAACAGAGGATACGCTCTGGCTGGCGATTGCCTCCGGAGACTGCACTGCAGCAGCAGGTACGATCAGTGCTGCACCAACGAACTACACCACCAACGCTTCGCTGCAGACATCCACCGATGCAACAACGACCAATCGCGTTGTCCAGGGCTTTGGTGAGCGCAGTCTGAATGCTGGCTCAGAGAACCCCGGCACCTTTACCCGAGCGCAGTCTGACAATTACCTTGCTGCAACTGTAGCTATCCGCACTGCGCCTGCTGCACCACTGCAGCCCATCCTGGCAAGCACGGGCTTCTACTCTGCTTCTGGCACTGCGCCCACGAACAGCTTCACGCAGGTCGCCGGTAGCAACCGTCGCTTGATGGTCTCGGTCATGACCGAGGCGCCCACCGTCAGCTCGATGACGTACGGCGGCGTGTCCATGGCCCTGGTCACGGACGGCACGAACACCGCTGCATCGACGAACACGGCACGCACGGAGTGGTGGACGCTGCGTGAAGCTTCGCTGCCTGCCAACGGTGCGAACAATCTCGTCGTCAATCTCAGCGCGACTGGCGAGTGCTACATCAACGCCATCCTGGTCGGCAACACTGACCAGGCTACCAACGTTGATGAGGTCAACAACGCCAACACTGCAGCAGCTACCACTGTCACTACGACGGTTACTGTCAACGCTGCTGGCTCACTGATCCTCAGCGCCAGCAACAAGAACAACAACCCGCACTTCACCAACTTCACGGTCGGTGGCGTGCGTGCGATGGGTCGTGGTTCGTGCTCATTCCCGACCGGTGGCGCGTTCATGATGAACGTGGCTCGCGAAGTCACGGCCACCGGCTCCACGTCAGTCGTCTCTACCTGCGAGTCCATTCGCCAGGTGATGTCGACCGTGATGCTGAACCCAGCAGTCACGGCGACTGCAGCACTGACCGGTGTGCCGTTCACCGGCAGCGGCGCTGGTGTTGCGAAGAACACAGGCACTGCAGCGCTCACCGGTGTGCCCTTTACCGGCAGCGGCGCAGGCACTGCGGGCTCGTTCGGTACCATCAGCTTCGTCGACTGGGACCACGACGTTCAGCAGGGTGCTCCTGCAACCAGCGTCGTAGCCACGATGCCTCCGCTCGCTGCTGTTGGCGACTACATCGTCGTCTTCATCACCACCACGCAGGATGGCACTCCAAACACGCCCACAACCAACGGGGTACCGTGGACCTTCCTGGGCTCGCAGGTCGTTGGTACCACCACCACAGCGCCCGAGTGCGCTGCGTACGGTCGCTTCAAGATCGTTGGTGACCCGAGCACCGTAACATTCACCAACGGACTTAGCAGCGGCTCTGGCTATGGCCTGACTGCTCAGTCCATGGCCTTCAGTGGCGTCAATACAACGACGCCTATCGATACCACTGCTACAACCTCCAGTGGTACAGCAGCTCCACCAGATCCAGCAAGCATCACCACTGTCACACCCAATTGCATGATCGTTGCGATCGGCTTTATGGATGGTGATACTGGTACGCTAGTCAAGTCGTCTGGCTACACAGACCCTATTGGTACTGTAGACACTAACTCTGGTGGTGGTGCTGACAACGGCAGCAGAGCTACTGTCTGCTACAAGGCACTCACCTCTGCAGGTGCAGAGAACCCTGGTGTCTACACCACCAATACCAATGCTTCGCACGGCTCCATCACCATCGCACTGCGACCTGCATCGGGTGGTGCAGGATCGGTAGACGGAACTGCAGCGCTGACGGGCGTTCCCTTCACTGGCTCGGGCACTGGCGTTGCGAAGATCGAAGCTACAGCAGCGCTGACGAGCGTGCCCTTCACTGGCAGCGGTACGGGCACAGCCAAGGTCGCAGCGACCATGGCTCTGACGGGCGTGCCCTTCACTGGCTCTGGCACTGGCGTCGCGAAGCTCGACGCCAGCCTGGCGCTGACCGGCGTACCCTTCACCGGTACCGGCGTCGGGCGTGGCACCTTCGCCGCGACGATGGCGCTGACCGGCGTACCCTTCACCGGAGCAGGCACCGGCGTCAACAGCGTGCTCGGCACCCTGGGCTTGACGGGTGTGCCCTTCACCGGTGCCGGCTCGGGCGTCGCGAAGAACCAGGCGACCCTCGCGCTCACGGGCGTTCCGTTCACGGGCTCTGGCACTGGCGTCGCGAAACTCGACGCCAGTCTCGCGCTGACCGGCGTGCCCTTCACCGGGGCGGGCACAGGCGCCGCCAAGGTGGCTGGTACGCTCGCGCTGATGGGGGTGCCGTTCACGGGCGCGGGCACGGGCACCGCCAAGGTGGAGGCCACTGTCGCGCTGACAGGCGTGCCCTTCACGGGCCTCGGCACTGGCGTCGCGAAGCTCGACGCCAGTCTCGCGCTGACCGGCGTACCGTTCACCGGCTCGGGGGTCGGTCGGGGCACCTTCGCCGCTGACCTGGCGCTGACCGGCGTACCGTTTACCGGCTCGGGGGTCGGGTCAGCCTCGAACAACCCCACAGCCAACCTCGCGCTGACGGGGGTGCCCTTCACCGGCTCGGGCGCTGGCGTCGCCAAGGTCGAAGGCACCCTGGCGACGACAGGCGTACCGTTTGCCGGGGCAGGAACGGGGCAGGCAAGCACGTTCGGCACGCTGGGGCTGACGGGTGTTCCCTTCGCCGGCAGCGGCACTGGCGTCGCGAAGCTCGCCGCCAGCCTGGCCCTGACGGGTGTTCCCTTCGCCGGCAGCGGTGTGGGCGTCGCGAAGCTCACTGGCACTTTAGCCTTGACAGGCGTGCCATTCACTGGGTCTGGAGCCGGCATTGCCTCCCAGGTCTCGTGCACCCTCGCGCTCACCGGGGTGCCCTTCACCGGCAGCGGCTCAGGCACCGCCATCAACCTGTACGAAGCGACCCTGGCGCTGACCGGCATCCCCTTCACCGGCAGCGGCTCAGGCCACGCTGGGCTTGCCCTCGTCGATCCATCCGCCGTGGTCACTGTCGGTGGACCGGAGCTTGTCGTCGAGCCCAGGGAGGGAGCTTCGCTCGCTGTGTCAATTTTGGGTGCCGCGGTCAGCGTGCTGACCGTGGTAGCGTTGCTGCTCAACGTGACTGTTGGCTCTGCAGATGTTACTGTAGTAGTGGAGGCGAACAATGGCGATTGAGTGTGACGTCGGCGATGAGAAGGTGCTGACCGCCACCTTTCGCGATGAAGAGGGCGTGCTGAAGAACCCTGATCCGGTCATCTTCCGCTACACCGGCCCCGACGGAATCGTTGTGTCTGACACGTGGACACTGGCAGTGCCAGGAACCAACGTGGTCAACGACTCCGTAGGGGTGTTCACTGCGAGGGTGCCGATCACCATCGCAGGGGGCTACTACTCGTGGCACTGGCTAGGCCAGGGTGTGGTGAAGGCCGCTCAAGAGAGCGACGAGGACACCATGTTCCACGTACGTACTACTGGCTTCCCAGCGATTCCCTGATCCTAGAAAGGGCCCCAGCTATCGAGCGGGTCTGAGCTGTTCACGGTGATGGATACCCCGCCGGACGCGCTGCCGTTGTAATTGCTCAGGGCTTCCCCGAATCCGGGCGGAACCACGGAATCGAGGACCTTTTTACCCGTGGGCCCGTGTGTGCCGACATTGCACTCGACGACGGACATGATGCCCTCAGCGAAGTGCCCAAAGCCGAGCATGTGCAAACCTTCGTGCTTGCCGACGTATGTCGCTACCTCGGCCAGTTTCAGGTTTCGGTTATTGCCTGGCGGTAGGCCGCAGCCGGGATTGCTCCCACCGGTCGGCCTAGTGACGAAATCCCAGATAGACACGATATCGATCTGGTGCGCGCTTGTGCCCGCGCCGGACACTACATACTGGCGGGCATACAGAGGATCGATACCTTGGAATGCAGGTAACTGGACGTGCACCTGATTGGCCACGCTTGCCTCAGCAAAAACGCCAAGAGCTGGGAACAAGTTGGCGCACCGGATTGGCAGAGTCATGTTCGTTCCGGAGGCGTTGTTGACATGCACCACGACACCTGTCCCGATGCCGTTCAGGGTCGCCATGCCTGCGACGTATGCGTCTTTGGTGAGATCGAATTCGGCCTGTGTGCCACCGAACGCCAGCAGGTTCGCCCGCTGGGTCGCGCAATTGCTTGACGCAGTGTCTGCGCTCCAGTTTGGAGTCGTGACGTTGGCCTGCTTGAACGGGGGGAATATGCACACTTTTCCGGCGCTGGCCGGTCCGTAGCAAGTGAGCCCTGCCGCGTCCCCGTGGAACTTTTTACTCGACCACGCTTGCGTCGTCTGACCGATGTCCCCCTCTACCCAGTCAGGGTCTTGGAACGCCGGAATGTTTGGAGCGTTCTCGTAGCTCTCCGCTGTGCCGTCGATATACGTCCAGCCGCCGGAGTCGTCCGGATCCGCCTCGTATGCAGCGCCGCACCCAACCAGCAGCGCTGCAATAAATAGCATGTTCAGTTTCATCGATGATTCACTTTCTGAGTGCCTGCTTGGCCTCCGACTGCGCGCCGCCCCTTGCGGTACCTTCCCCGGAACGTCTGCAGACGTCGACCCGGTCGAGTTTTCAGCGGCGCGCATGCGGGGGCCCCGAAGGGCCGAGTCGTTAGTTGTTCGCGCAGGTGCTGGACGAGGACCAGTCCAGCGTAGTCGAGCCAATCGTCGTGTATTTGTCGAGCCGGCATGCCTGGCCAGCAGTCATCTCCGCGAATCCGCCCGTCTGGATCGTGGCGGCAGTTGCAAAGCCGGTGTTGGCTCCGGTAGCCCCAACGCCGATGACCGCTAGCGCTCCCTTTGCGCACGCTTGCTGAAGCAAGAAGGGCGAGTTCTTGGCGTGCACGTCGGCAAGGTCAATGGTGAAGGACGAGCCTTGGTTGACGTACGCGCTCCCGTTGTATCCCGCCGGGTTCTCCGTCAACGGCGCTTGCAACAGCGGGGACAGGCTTACAGACAGGTAGTCCGACAGATTGTTGCTGCCAGAGCCAGGCACAGAGAACTTGACGATCGTCGTATGTGTAATGTCCACGGGTGGGCAAGTAGCCCCGCTCGGCGAGACCGTCAGCACCCAGTTGGTGGACGGGTCACCGAATGCGTTTACTTGCGCGTTGATGGCCGCCACGTTCGGCGCCAGCGCCGCGCGCACTTCACCGACCTCGGTCGCATTGGTGAATCCACCGAAGGCCGGTAGCATAGCAATGCAGTAGTTCATGACGCGGTTGCGCGGGAGGATGCACTCTGCGCTCGTCGCCTGGGCTAGAGTGCAGGACGACAGCGCGGGAGACTTGTTTCTGATGACACCCATCGTCCAACCCGCAGCGCCGTTGCCTTGGATACCGAGAGCCTGCTCGGCCTGGCCGATGTCGTCCTCACCCATCGCGCCTTCGTCGTCGTACTCGCCGGAGCAGCCCAACGCAAACAGAACCGCCAGAATCAAATATCGCATTCGTTTCCCTTGTTTTACCTGGATCCCAGGATTGATGCCAGGCGTTGTAGCACTGGGTCCCTGTAGTGTAAAGAGCCAATATCATCGCCAACCCCCTCATTCGATGCTTCTCTTAACACTGTTTCAATTTCCGAGAGCTTCCTACCCTGGATGTCACATTCCCGTTGATACGCTGCCACCCGGCTAAGCGCAACCTTTAGATCCGCCTCAGGATGCATACACCTGGTGCTCCTGCACCTGCACTAGCATACGTGAATGGGTGAGCAGCTCTTCGTTCAGTATGCTAATCATAGTGATTACTGCATCATCGGGGCTATCGATGCTGACTGCCATGTCATACTCTTCCAAAGTTTCCACGATGTTATACCCCAACACCAAGCGCTCTCCGTAGTAGAACATATACTACCCACCTTGACATAAACCCGATGGTCGTGCAACACTTACCATACTATGCTGATCCTCGACAAAAACCCCGTGAAAAGCGCCCTGGATGCGATGTTTCAGTATCGCATTGCACCGAAGCTATGGCTACTAAATCCGATCCTGCTCAAAGAGTTGGAGTACGACACATGCGTCATCGAAGTGGAACAAGAGGTGCGTAAGTTTCTGGGCGTGCCTATCCTCCCAGACTGGAGCGAGCCATTCGAGCATATGACCATGGAGATGATTCTGCTACGCTCGGTGTGGGATGACTTACCGACGCCACGCACTGACACCGTGGGCTGACTGCTGCAAGTGCCCGAGGCTCTTGCCTTGGCAGATCGGCTACGTAGCTCGCGTGAGCCCATGCCCAAAGTGTGGGCTGCATGTGCTAACCAGGGGTAAACCCAAGGACTTCTTCCTGATCTCGAAGGAGAAGATGGGTGACTGGGTCGAGCTGGTCTACATCACTCAAGCATGGGGTCTGGATCTACCACAGAAGCCAGAGCTGATACGCTGTGCTCGTAATGGCATCATCCTGGTGTGGAGAGACGACCAGTGGCTGGACGACGATTTCACTGAATTCACAGACCACCAGCAGCGAAAGATTCGCAAGATGTGCTGGGGCAGTACGTTGGGGTTCCTAACGTATGAGAGCCTGAATCAAGTGCCGCGCTTGCGCTCTGGCGCTCGATTCAGGATCAGTGGCACCCCAGAGCAAGACGGGCTGTGGGATGTCTCCTTGTACCGTGAAAGCAACGTCGTTGCCCGCCGAGTCCTTCCAGACTATAGAGCCTACAACATTGAGTACAACGTAAGGAACGTATCATGGCCAGACCCGGATTCATCATCAAGTGCCCCACCGGAGATGTCAGCGACGCAAGCATCGTCTACCGAGACGAAAAAGGAATAGAGACTCCCATCAACGCAGTCACCAAGCTGCAGATCACCATGAACCCAGCAGACAGAGTGATGGTCGAGATGGAGGCAGAGGTGATCGAGATGGAGGTGGAAGTTGCCGCGGACTGCACGCACGTGAAGGCTCACCCGGAGTTTCGCAACCGTGAGCAGCAGATCCACGACTACTGCGTGAAGCGTGGCTACACCACTGACACGCTCGAACAGGCGCAGGCCAAGCTCGCTGACAGCGTTACCTTGGGCAAGGACGATCGTTCTGGCCCCTGCCGTTGCGAGGACGACACCAAGGAGTACTTCCCAGGCCCTGTCGCCTTGGAAAGCGTTACCTACCAGATGGAGTCTGGCACAATGGTGAAGTTGCAAGACAGCAACGTCACCGAGATACGCAAGGTGGACTACACCAAGAAGCCGGGAGATGATCTTCCCGTCTCTGTGCCAAGCAGTGCCTACTACTATGGAAAGCCCCGCCAATAACCGCCGCTGCTGCACGTTCAGTGGGTACCTTCGAGTGCCCACTGACATCCCCAAGTACGCCCCGTTCTTCATGCAGCCGCATGACGTCGGGGCGTGCCGCGAGGGCAAGGCACGCGAGCGCTGCGCTGGGCGCAAAGACTCGCGTGGGGGCACCTGGGTGTGCCTCTACTCTTCACGCTACGTGCACCCCTGCAGTTCGCTGCTCTTCGAGAGCAGTCACTTCATGGAGCCTTGGTGCACAGACGTTCGGTGTGCACAGCATGTGGTGTAATCTGTGCTGCAAGGACGGTGGGCGCCCCTCTCGACCAATGTGCAAGCACGTGCGCAAGGCAACGCCGAAGCAAACACGGCGCACGTGCTGGTGCTCGGGCATGGTCGGAAAGAAGGACACGGCGATCCCCCATCGCTGGGGCAGCGCTGGGGTCGGCCTCGGGGCGTGTCAGCATCACCCACAACATGGCGAGCTTATGCACGCTGAGTTGGAACGACCCATCAGACGTGCTAAGTAAGTGGTCCATGCTGTGGGCCATCCTGGGCTTGTCAATGCTGATCTTTTGGATCGCACTGGAATCGTACTGGCAAGCCCAGGGGGCGGAGCTTCGCCGAGTCGCCGGGATGCGACGACTCGGCGCGTGGGTGCAGTCGCAACTACCACGGGGCATCAACGTCCAGAAGACCGTCGCCGTCGACTACAAGAGGGGCTTCCAGCTGCCTGACTCTTGGGACAGTGACTTCGAGGGCACGCAGCACATCGGCGAGCAGGACTCAGGCTTTCGGTTCAAGCCCTAGTCACCGCTTCCTACACAGCAGCATGTACGTGGCCTGGTACTCCCAGGTCAGGATCATGAACCAGTACAGCCAGCGCTGCCCCATGGCGCGCGATGCGAAGCGCGCCAGTGGAGTGTAGCTGTACATCAACGCAGCGCCGTACAGGTGCATCACGATCAGTAGTGCAATGGTCAGCATCAGTGGTCTCCAATGGTGATGAGCAGCATGGGCAGCGGGCACACGTACAGCACGCGCTGCTTGCGGTCCCAGTAGGCTCCGATCCACAAGTCGTACCAGGCGAAGCGCACCGAAAGCCGCCTAGGGGCTTTCGGTGGTGGCTCGGTGGCTTCTCGGATGAAGGTACCTGATTGGTTGGTTTCCAGTGTCCAGAGCTTTGGTGTCACAGCTGCTCCAGTTCGTCTGCAATCTCATGCACGCTCTGAGCATCCACAACGTTCCCAGCGTCCTGGCTCTTCATGACAGTCAGGCCACGCAGCGCAGTCACTGCTTGGGCAAGCTTAACCCGCAGCTGACCTTGTCTGTTATCCAGATCGGCGTTGGCGTCACGCTGAATCTGTAGCGCAGCGCGAGCGTAGAACAGGTCCAGGTGTGTTCGAGGCGAATGCTCCCCTACCTCGTCGCCAATGTGCAGCAGCGTGCACAGCGCCTCGTCCAGCTGCTCTATCAGCGATTCCGTGTCCTCTGGCGGATCCATGGCGCGCAGCCTTTTCTCCACCGAGATGATCCATCCCTGTAGGTTTCCCCAGCCGGTGGCCAGGATCTCCACGTCTTCCTGGGTGATCTCTTCCCCTAGGTCGTACTTTGCCTGCACGATCTGTCGCTTGAATTCTGGTGTCATCGCATCGTCTCCAGGAGTGCTTCTGCTTCTGCGTTCAGCTGAGTGAAGGATTTGTAGTGGGCTGTCTGTCGCTTGTACTCGGCCAGCATCTCGCAGGCTTTCGTCAGATTGTCAGCCAGTTGGTCATGCGACTCTTCCACGTGCTGAGACCAGCCGCCTGTGGCATTACGCAGGCCATTTCGCTCGGCATGGCTCAATCGGGGGATGCTGTGGTTGTGCAGCGAGCGCAAGGCAAGCTGCACATACCAGCGCACACTTCCCTCTTCGTAGCCAGCGAAGTCTACGACGTAAGACCCACGCAGCGTCTGTTCCGTGCAGCACCCTGCCAGGTCTCCGACCAGTTCGTCGAATTCTTCCCCGTCTTCAGCCAGCAGCGTGATAGTGCAGCCGCTGGCGTCCTGGCTCTTGTTGATCGCCTCGGCAACCTTATGGTTGCTGGTCCACGTGTTACCGTCCATGGTGTCTCCTATTCTTCTTTCCGCGCGTGCTGTCTGTCGTATCCACCCAGCGATTGTCTGCACCCCAGATGAAGCGCTCACCAGCGACGGGTCTAAGGTCTTTCACGTGGCGTTGAAAGACGCCACGCCACTCGGAAGGCCGAGCCCACAGTCCCATATGCCTACCGGCTCGGCTTACCCTCGCGTAGTGAAAGCTTCTGCTCTTCAGTAGCGAGCGGGCCCGTGTAGTGTGCGTGTGCTTCACACGGGTAGTTGCAGTGATGGGTATTACGGGGTACCACATGACGTGCGCTCCTTCGCAATCTCTGCAGCGACGGCAGTCTCCAGGGATTGCCACTCTTCGTACAGCGCACGCTGGTAGCCGTCGAGGCCCTGATCGAACATCGGGGACCGACTGCGCTGGAAGCGCAGTCGGGACTTGTCGCGCTCGTTCAACAGTGCCAGGAATGCTTCGCCATCCATAGTTTTCACCGCGGATGCCTTGCAGCACAGCGTCCAAACTTGATCTCTGCGCCATTCATTGGATCGGCTAGTAAACCCACCTGGACCAACCCTCAAGACGCAGTGGTGTGGGTACCCTGGCTGTTTTGAGCAGCTTGTGCACGACATAAGAAAGAGTGTGGAGTACCAGAGGGATAAGCGCAACTAGAAGTTGTAGACAGATAGTTGACACTAGATGGTGCAGGAGTAATAGTGGCTGGCATGGAACGAACAATCAAGGTTTTGATGGATATGCTGGTCTGCGTGGATGTTGCCCAGAAGATGGTGCAGCAGGACCTGGCGACCAATAAGGATAACATCCTGACGATATCCCAGCTGCTGATCCTGTTCGGATCCCTGGCAGCCGTTCAGGGTGCAATCAATTCCGCGCTCGTCATTGCGCAGCATCCTGTGCTCGCTCCCGCTGCGGAGACCGCAGCGGGGTGACCCCAGCAAAAGAGTGGCTTCTATGGCTAGTGTTTTGGCTAGCCGTTGGTTTCGTGGCGAAACAGATCGATAGGAGAAACAGAAAACATGTCCCTACAGCAAACCCTGCAGACGTTCACGTTCCACGGCAAGGGAATCCCCGAGTACATGCAGTACGACCTGGTGAGCTACCTGGAGCACAAGATCATGCCAGGGGACTTCCTGCTGCACGTGCTCAGCAACAACCTGAGGGGCGCCATTCAGGCAGCAGACGATCATAACCTCTGGCTGGTTCCCGTGTACGTGGCGTTCCTGTACAACCACGCCGATAGTCGTGCTTGGGGGAGCAAAGAAAAAGTAGAAGTTTGGCTTGACCCTAACCGCTGAATCAGCGAGAGTAGCAGCACATCAAACGCCACGGCAAACAGTGGTAGGAGAGACTACAACATGAGCAAGAGAACCAACAGAGTCGCCGCAGTCGAACCGTCCAGCGAAGTCGTTTCGGACAACGAGCTGATCGTCGAAGAGTCGCCCGAAGAGAAGAAGGCCCGCAAAGCCGCCCTGTTCGCTGCGTACGAAGTCGCGGACGCCGACGTGCGAGCGGCCGAAGCAGCCGTCGAGACGGCCAAGCAGCTGCGCAGCGATGCTGTCAAGCGCGTTGCGGAAGGTACCGGCAGCAAAGGCCCGTTCAACTACAACGGCAAGGTGCTGTCGATCACCACCCACATCAAGGCCGGCGTCGGCGATGGCCCCGAGACGACTACGTGGTCGTTCAAGGGCTCGCGCAAAGAGGTGGAGGTTATCTAAAGCGCTTCGCTTTGGATAAGAACGTAAGGGGTTGAAAAGCCCTGGCCAGGCGCGCAGCAGCAACCACCGCACAGGTGCTCTACTGCTGGCGCTGGCCGAAACACCTCCTAGTGGCTGGCCCTCGACTGATGGCCACAGACACACGCAACCGATAAACCACGACTCATGACCGTGGAATAAGGACGTGACTCGAACATGCTTTAGGGCGTGTCACGATCGGGTGCCGGCCACTAGGAGGTGTTCGAAGCGTCGAGCTGCACACACTCACGACAACTCACCCCGCTAGGCCCGAGGGTGGAAGACAGTGATGAACCTCAGCACGAGCGGGGAAACCCGCCAGTATGCTGGTAGAGAGACATTCACTACGTTTCGGGCGGTGAGCAGTCTTCTATTGTTGTCGTTCGCTTGGTGCTCTAGACCCAAGTGTCTCAGTGCGCACTGTGGTGTGCGTGCGGCTCGCTGCTTCGAACAACCATCCCGTTTCCGGGCTACCGGTCCGCAAGGGCCGGTCCGGGAGCGATTGGCCGAGGTAAGCCCGAAACACCCCACAAGCCGACTAGGGCGCGCCCCTGAAACGCAGCAATGCGTGGGTAGAAAGCTTGTGGGTGTTTCGGTTTTCATTGGGAGACACCATGCTTGTCCGTTGGATCAATTCAATCGCTCCCGCTTGGATGAATCAGCCGGGTGAGGCCGTTCGCGTAGCGATACTGGTTGGCATCATCTATCTGTGTGTGGATTGGATTGTCTGTATCGTCTCTGTGTGCAAGAGCATGCAGCGCAGAGATCTAGATGATGTGGAGAACTACGGGGCAGGCATGCCACCGGTACTGGCATACGTAATGCTGTGCGTGTTTGCAGTACCGCTCATTGTTTCAGTGATCGATCTGTTTCACACTTTCCAGAGGGTGCAGCAATGACCGCACTAGAGGCAATCTCGGAAGCGTATGAGCAAGCTAAGCGCGACTACAGCGAAGCGCAGCCGGGCCCCGGTAGCGACTACGCGCAAGGCTTTCGTGATGCTTGGGGCAGGGCATTAGCGATCCTGCAGGCACGGAACGTAGTGCACTGGGAGCACAACTGCGCGCTGCTGTGCGGCGCTTCGCTGGACATTCCCGACGATCGCTATCTGATCAATCCCGAGTATGCCCACAACGTGAACTGCAAAGAGTGCATGGAAGCATATGAAAGCAAGTGACCTGACAGCCGAGCGTGAGGCATTGCAAGAGTATGCGCAGCAACAAGGGCATTCACACAATCCGGACGGTAGTTGTGTGAGCGGCTGCAGCATGCGTGGCACTGGTACTTGCCAGGCACCGAAAAAGGCAGTCATGAAAGCGCACGACTACGCCGTAATGCTGCTAAACGGCCCTAACCTAGATGTGGTCGTTGTGGTCGGTATGGGCGACTACGGCACGGAGCTATACACTGCTGACGCGCCCGAAGTCATGACTAAAAAACAAGCAGTAGATCGCTGCTACGATGGCTGGGATAGTTCGTGGGGTGAGATGGTTATTCTACTAGTTTGAAACTAGTGGTTGACGCTAACACCGATGGGACTCATGATACTTCCATGACTCCGATGGTTCACCTAACGATGAAGTCCGGGAACGAGAAGACGGGCCCGATTCCGGTCAGCTTGACCGCTAAGGCTGGTAGCTGCCCGGTGACCTGTCCCTTCATGGGTAACGGTTGCTATGCGGAAGGCTGGCCCATGAGACTGCACTGGGCCAAAGTCGACGAGCGCGGCGTCCAGTGGCCCGAATTCTGCGAGCAGATCGCAGCGCTCCCCGAGGGTCAGACGTGGCGACACAATGCGGCCGGCGACTTGCCGCGCGACAAGGACGGCCAGATCAATCAGCAAGCGCTGGCCGACCTGGTTGAAGCCAACGCAGGCCGTCAAGGCTTCACCTATACGCACCACACTCTCACCCGGGAAAACCGCGCAGCAATTGCAGACGCGAACCTTCGCGGCTTCACGGTCAACGTTTCCTGCGATTCCCTGGCCGCTGTAGACTCTCTGGGCTTGGCACTGCCTACCGTTGTGGTGCTTCCCATGTTGGAAAAGGGTGAGCGCGAGCCCAGAGTCACCCTAACGCCGGCTGGAATTCGGGTGGTCACCTGTCCAGCGCAGTACCGCGAAACGTCTTGCGCCGAGTGCAAGCTTTGCGCTCGCAGCGATCGGCAGTACGCGATCGGCTTCCGTGCGCACGGATACGCACGGCGCAAAGTGTCCAGCACGGTTTCAGGCCGGGTTAGCTTGTCGGTGGTCCAGTGAAACGCTGGTATTACTTCAATGCAGGGACGCAGGAGGGAAGCACGGTTTTTTCCCGAGTAACAGAGACTGGCACCGAGTATCCCTGGGTTACTCGGCGCGAAGTCTATGCGCAGTGCAAGGCTGCAGGAGTCCTAGCGGCATTGTTCCTAACGGAAGCAGAAGCACACAACGCGCTAGTGAATGCAAAAGTTCTGGACGCTAAGTCCAAAGCGCCACACAGTAACCAATGAGCAATGACAGTTCGATCTTCTATGGCGACCGGAAAAAGCAGGTCGCTAGGGGTGCGCTCGCAGTAAAGGCACGCTGGGCAGCTGACGAGGAACGCATCAAACTTGATGTGGTCCTCGGCTCCCCTAACGACCTGACGAACTATCAGGATTATCTGGAAAGCGCTCGCATTGCTGGAAGCACCATGAACGCAGCGGAAAAGCAGCGTGCACGAGAGCTTTCGAGGAATCCAAAGTAATGGATCGGCTACTGGGATTGCTGCTCTTGCTGTCTGTAGCTTGGGTGGTGTTAGCAGTAGTGCTGTGGAAGCTTCGCCTAGTCGATTGCGTTGCTGTGGTGGCGATATGCTTTGCAGCGGGATACACCATTGCAGCCGTATACCTCAAAACAGTTTGACGCTAAGTCCTGCTAGGAGCATGGTTACTGCATGAATCGCGCAGCAAAGAGCCTGAATCGTTGGCGATCGGAATACTGGGAATGCCAGTTCTACGCTGGAAACACGAAGCATGATCGCAAGTGGTTCAAACGCTCCTATGCGCGTGCTCGGCGCAGGTTGTCCAAAGCAGTCCTGCTAGAGCAGTCCCCTTAACCCTCGTGCGAGGTGTCCTCATGGTTCGCTAGTGCGGTAGTACCGCGGAATAAGTCTCCCACTCGGGCTCCGGCGTAATGTTGGAAGCCATGGGAGCATGTCTTACAGAAAGCCCTGAAAACCCCGTGTTTTCGGGGCTTTTCTGTAGCAGTGCTAGATAGATGGTTGACGCTAACGGTACTGCAGGACAGAATTACAGAACGAAAGGCGGCAACAATGAGTGACCTAACGTATCGCATCACACGGTTTCGCCCGAAGCACACACCCGGACTCGTGCAGTATATCGGTATGGCGTGGAACTATGACCTACCGGTGTTTTTCAGCACCTACACCACAACCAGCTATGAGGGTGCTCGGGAAGAACTAGCCCGAATCACTGAGAATGGTTACAAGCTGCGTTGGTTCGATGGTGAATACGAGTATGACAACGCGAGTCAGCAGATATTCAGCGCTCCGTGTAGCAGCGAACAGAAAACTGGTTGACGCTAAGTCCTAGCGACACCACAACTAACAGCGATGGGAGCCCTTTCGCTCCTACACTACGTTTGGAGACGAAAGTATGACTTACCGAGTCGAGCAATTGAGGGGCAAGCAATGGGAAACGGTCGGCTCTAATGTCGTTCCGTTGGGGTGGAAAGCAATCGAGCTTTGCCACGAGTACCGCAACAACCAGCCGCACTACCCTACCAGGGTTTTCAGGCTTGACCTAAAGATGGTTGATTACCATCTGGACGAGCACGGTAGGCGCCAGTATGCGCTAGAAGAGCACGAATGCCACGATTGCGGGAGCAAGTATCATGCGACCGGTAGCGGTACGTGCAACGTTTCCCATCATGACGAATGTAGTGATTGACATTAAGCCTTCATGCCCACAATGTGGACATAACATGTGGGTATACGAACTAAACGTATACGGAACTTTGGCGTGTCAACGCCACGGCTGGAATGCATTCAAGGGAGAAACAAGCGATATGAATAGCGATATCAGTGCAACGACCGATCAGCAACGACGCAGCCGAGCAGGCCTGGAACGCAGCAAGCGCAAGCTTTGCAATCAGTTCAGCATTCCGGAGAAGTGTTTCGGAGGTGCGCATTCACCGGTTGCCGGTGAATGCGTGCGCTTCCAGATCGAGACCTGCACCGATCGCAAGACGTGGAACGATACCGGCTGGAAGGGGCCGAAAGCTAGTGATCTGCTGATTGCGGCTCGCAAGCTCGCTGATTCGGACTCCAAGCTTGGAGTCCGAATCATTCGCCCGGGTGGCTCGCGCGCAGTGCACTGCTTCAACTTCAAAAAGCGCTAGACCTTACGCTGATTCGGAATCAGCGTAAGTGCGTGACACAGGAAGAGTTAGCGCTCCTAGTGGAGCTAGGCCTAGTGCGTCCCGTTGCGGTGTGCGACGGGACGCACGTTGTTTATGAACTGACCGGCAACGGTAAAGGATTGATAGGAGATGTTAACCCGAGTCGAGAAACACCAAAGAGCCGCTCTTTGGAGTTGGCTAGTGGCGCTAAGCTTTCCAGCGTGCGTGGTAGCCACCGAGTGCACGTTTCCAGACGGAAGCAATAAGTGCGACTCTGGCCCCGTGCTCGCAACGGAGCTAGAGGGGCAATGGTGCTCCGCTGCTAGGCTGTGTCTCACAGTGAAGCAGGGAGCCTACTCGTTCGATTCTCCAACATGCCTGGAGACAGGCTTGTTAACTGGTGGCCTGGAATTCTGGCCACGCACCGGTGATTGCATGCTGTCTGGTGTGCGCGGTGCAGCTCTCTACTCTGCTAGTGCAGATTGGACCTACAGCGGTATTCAACTGTTTTTCGATGGTGGCCGAGTCGAAACGCTGGTGTTTTATGACTAGGAGCAAGGCACAACCGAAAGCTAAGGTCTGGGCTCGCGAGCAGATAGACCGGCATGCTGAGATCTGCAAAGCAAAGTATCGCTACAGGGATAGGCAGGCTGCACAATCCCGAGCGAAAGCAATCAAGCTGGAAGATGGGATAAAGCTACGGCCGTATCAGTGCGCCGTGTGCTCGCAGTGGCACCTTCGATCGGATGATGATGCTACCAGGGTGCGCCGTGGCCAGTATCTGATCAAGCGCACGGAAGAAACAGAGTAATAACCTGTCTGGAAGTGTGGCACTCCAGACAGACCATCGACACTATCTACACCAGCCGTGTAGATAGTTGTGGACCTTAAAGGGGACTCAGAGGATAGTAATTGTGTGGCACCGAGATGGTGTCACTAGAAACACGCAGGAGTCTTTCACTCCTGCGTTTCACTTGGAGATGAAAGCAATGCCTGCAGAATTCGACTCTGGTTACTTCGTTGGTCTTGGCGCTTGGCACCATCAGGGAAACGTGCTGGAGGTAGCGCCCGCAAGCCCAGAGGAGTCTGTACAGGCTTCCGATATGGCTTGGTCGGTCGACAAGGAGCCGATCTACATCAAGCGTGTCGACGCTGATGGGTGCGAGCGCTTCCACGCCATCCCGTCGCACTGTGCAAACACTCGCAACGACCGAACGGCTGATTCCGAGAATGACTACGGTGTGCTCGGAATCGTTGGCGCCGAACGGCACAACATTCAAAACATCGAGCTAGAGCAATTCTTCCAGCCGTGGATCGACGCTGGACTCGTTCGCCGCAGTGCTTCGGTCTCCCTGCGAGGCGGTAAGCGCATCTGCCTCACTGCTGAGATCGTCGGCTCCGAGGTGGAGATCGTTCCGGGCGATGTGATTCAGCAGTACGTCAACATGGCGCACGCACACGATACTTCGCTCGCACTGCGACTCGGATTCAGCAAGACTCGGGTGGTGTGCAGCAATACGCTGGACGTCATGCTGCAGACTTCGGACTTGTTGAAGCATCGGCACACCCGGAACTGCATGATCAACATGGAAGCCGCTCGCGACTTGTTCGACGTCCAGCGTGCCCAGATGCGAGTCCAAGCTGACATCTTCCAGGCTTTGGCCAAGCACACGATCAACGATGCACAGGCAACGGCGTACTTCCGCGAGGTGCTCCACGAGGGAGCCGCGGACAACGAGAAGATTGTCGTTCGCGGAACGGATCGACTCGTGGAACTGTTCGAGGCTGGTCGCGGCGCTCACTTCTCGCGTGGCACCCTGTGGGGCGCTTTCAATGCCATCACGGAGCACGCCACGCACGAACGGGGCCGCAAGGATACGACAGACGCCCACCGCTTCGAAACCAACATGTTTGGGCAGGGTGGTGTCCTGCTAGGGCGGGCGCTTTCGGTGGCCCAAACGATACTCGCGAAGGGCTGAGACGGCCCAGAATGCTCCCCGAATCGTGGCGATTCGGGGAGCTTGCTACCAGGCAGCACAGCGGACAGCAGGCCGAACAAGTGTTTTCAAGGGGTTAGGCTGATTCGGTCGTTTCTAGCTTGCTACTGCAGACCCTCTAGCTTTGCATCTAGGCGCGCTAGCGCAGCGTCAATCGAGTCGAGTCGCGCTAGGATGCACTCCAGAACGTTGGCCGTTTGCGCCTGCTCTTTGGTGCGCTTGTCCGTCGCAGTGTCAGGCATAACCCCATGTGGTGACCTGCTAGGCGTGTGACAATCCGGGTCTATGCAGCCGGCTACATTGCAGGTCTGCACAATAAAAGGCTTGTCTGGCGGCTGCTGGCCGAATGTCAGTATCCACCATGCTGTAGCAGGCTTCAGCAGCCGTCCGCCTAGCTGCACCTTCAATGGCCCTGTGTAGATTGAATGCCCGCTTTCTACTGTGCAGTTAGAGCGAAGCATTGTGAGAAGTCCGGCCGGGTCGTGTGTTTTTTTCAGTGTCATAGGTCGTCCCAATTGGGTGGTTCCCAAGTCTGCAGCCAAGCCCAGAGCGCTTGGGTGTCCTCGTGTGTGTGTGGTGGCGTTAGGTGCTTCGGAAACACATCGGGCCGCAGTAAGCGATTGCGCGATAGTGTGCGCCAACGTGGCTCGCTTACTGTCTTAGGCCCTATGTCTTTTAGACGCTTCAGCGTGGATAGGTCGGCCGCTTGCTGCTTGCGCTCTCGGAGCGGCACTAGGGGCGCCAGTTGGCCCGCTCGGCGCTTGGCTTGGTAGCAGGCACTGCACAAGCCCCGAGCATAGAAGCGCCGCTCTGGGTGGCACTCCGCCGCTTTGCCGCGGGTTAGTTCGAGCCGGCGACGCTGGTAGCAGGGCGCGCAGTAGCCCTGTCCAAAGTTGGGGCGGTCCGGGTGACAGATTGAAGGTGTCATGGGTCGGTTGGCGGGTGGTTTTAGGTTGGCAACATACAGAACCATAGTCCCACACTTGCCACCGGTTAGTGTGGTATATATCCCTAGTAGTATACTTGTCCTTTGCAAAGTCTTGAGTACTAGTTCTGTATATTGGTTCAGCTGATCGGTTTTATGGCCGGAGTAGGAAGATGAGTAAGTGAGGGAGGTGGAGACGGGCTCTGGGCTTGCCAGCCGGCCTGGGATAGGGGTCGCGCGCGTCATCACTGAACAGCCGACCTAACCATCGGAACAATCGTCACCATCGGTGCAGAAAGTCTATAGACACTATTGACGCTAGCCGTTCTATGACTATGATAGGTCTTGTGGGTCGCAACGACCTGCCCCTAACCCTCCGGAGCACGAAAAAACATGGCAACCATTACGAGCATCGAGATTGTCTGTAACGCCGCGAAGTCCGAAGTTGTTACCACGGTGCACACGCTTCCCGAGCAGGTTCGGGTAAACGAGCGCAAGCGCTTGCCGAATGGTGAGTCGGTCGTGTGCGAGTCAATCGCGACGGTTACCAAGCGCACCTTCCCGGCGTACGTGCACCACCCGGTCAACGTGGCGAGGCACCTCGCGAGCCAAGCGCGGCTAGAGCTGCCAACCATCCCTGTCACGCTGTACGGCGCTTAAGGTTAGCGGCGCGGGGTCGTTCATGGGAACGACCCCTAGCCGTCAACCTCAGGAGCACAACATGATTCGCAGCACGAAAGTTAGTGGAGTGTGGGCCAACGTCACCATCGTGGGTGATTCGCTGGACGGGAAGCACATCATCGTGCGCACTGCAGCGGGCAACCTGCTGTACCGTACCAAGCGCCAACTCCGAGAGCCGTTGCCCGATCGGTCGCAACGGGGCGCACCGTGGGAGTGAGCACGAAACCCGCCCCAACGCCGGCACAGGGCGCCTCATTCGAGGCGCACTGTGCTGCGCTAGGGGTCGACCTGACGGACGCACGTCAGGCCACGCTAGCGCGTGCACTGTGCCGGCTGCTAGGTGGCGATAAAGCACCTGACAGTGATAAAAAGCCTTAAGCCCTATTGACGCTAGCCGTTCTAGTAGGCATGGTGTCTGTGGTGGCGCTAGTCGCCGCAGACCCTCTAACCCAACCATCGGAGATACAGACCATGCTTCGTTTTTTCGCCGCTCTTCTCGCAACGTTCGCTCTTCTCTGCACCCTGTGGTGCACCGCTGGCCAAGCGGCCGAGTGTGAGCGCCGCCAGCTGGCCGATTCGGTCGGCCAGTACGTCGTCACCTGTGAGGGTACCTTGCCCATGGTGCGCACCTTCCCACCACGGCGCACCATGGTGCGCACTGTGGTAGGAGAGTCCACCCTCACCTACACGAGGGTGCGTGTAGGTGTGACCCACGTGGTGGCACGCCTAGGGGTGCGAGGCTGACACGTGCACTGGTGTAGGTGCACACATGGTGCACCTAACACCGCTAGCGCTCCTGGTACCACTGAACAGGTGTAATCACCCATAGGGGTGGTTGCACTGGTGCAGCTGGTGCGCTATAATATATGTATGAACAACGCAGCGACTAAGACGGATACCTTCATCTATCAGCTCAACGTCCGGACCAGCGCGCCGGGCGACGAGCGGTGTGTCGTGACTCGACACTGCCTGGAGACGGGTGTCGCATACCGCACCACAGAGGGGCGCGGCTGCACACAGAGGGAGGCTGTGAGGGAGGCTGTGCGCAGTGTGCGCAGGGTGCGCAGGCTAGGCGCACTGTAGGCAGAGGTAGGGAGCATGCCCCTCGATGTGAGGGGCACAGGGCCGGGAGGGGGTGGGGTCGTGCCAAGACCTACATGGCTCGCAGGCCAGGGGCCCCTCAACCTCCCCCTGTAAACCAGCTCCAAAAAATAAAAAAAATCAGCCAGCCGTTTTCTTAATATGAACGGCCAGCCGCTCAACACAACAGTCGTAGTGTGGCACCTAAGCAGCGATCTATCTACTCGCAAAGCCGAGATAGATAGGCAACACTAGAGGAGTGGAGCGAGAAGGTAATAGTGGATATGCAGTCGAAGTAGCGGACAAGACCAATTGGCGCTACCAGACGAGGGAACGGCGGACGGTAAAGTTCTGTGACCGTTTAAAGGCTATCTATCTGGAGCAGATAGAGAAGCATGGGAAACGGACTCTAGCAGCACTGCATGCTGGAGTGGCTACCAACACAGTATCCGAGCACATGAAGAACGACCCTGAGTTTCAGGAGGCGTTCGACGCAGCGTACGACAAGTACCGCGAGGCGCGTGTGCGTAAGTTGGAGACGCAGGCGATGAATGGTTTCGAGGAGACCATCTTCGGGCCTACGGGTGAGCGCTCCACGCGCAAGCGGTACGAGACGCAGCTCAGAGCGATGGTGCTCCGCGCGCACGGGCCTGAATATCAGGAACGCACGAACATCGACCTGACGGTGCGGTCTGGTGTGATGCTCGCGCCGGCCATCCTCGCACCGGACGAGTGGGAGGCGCAGTTCAAGCGACTCCAGGAGACGCAAGTCCTCCCGGAGTCGACTGATATCCCGGCGACGGGAGTTGAAGTCACCTCCCTGTCCCCCTCTATGCGCGAGCCATAGCCCGCGCATGGCTCAGAATTCACCCAGCGCCAGGGCATGGGCAGCGAACTTCTCGCTGCTCATCCTCTGCAACCACTGCGGCGCGCACTTCAAGTGCGACGACCCAGTCATATCCAACGAGAAGAACCCATCATCGCACCGGCGGCATGTGGTGGCGTTCGCCCCAGAGTCGTGTCCGGAGTGCAAGTCACTACACGCAGTGCCTTCTACTCCTCACATCGGAGATAGAAGATGACACTAGTACTAGCCCACAGAGATGGATGGATGATTGCTGACCAGGGTCAGCAATGCAACGACCACAAGCTACCATCTGAGGTGAACAAGATATTCAGGTCGCCCTGCAACAACTGGCTGTGGGCCACAGCTGGAGAGGCCATCATTGGTCAGAAATTGAGGCGCCATCTCAAGGTCGACAGCGACGTGGTGGACCAAGTCTCGCAGATTCTGGCGGACCACAAGAGCGACGGGGTCATCGCCCTGGGCTTGTCACGGACCAGGGCGCTGGTTCGAGTGGATTGCCAGGGTTATGTGACTTTCATCAGTGAAAAAGTCGACTATTATGCTATCGGATTAGCGGATACAGAGGCGATGGCGTTCTTGAGTGGGTGGGAAGCTCGTGGTGATAAGGTAGCAGTGGGTCAGGGTGTCGAAGCGTTGATGTATTCGCACTCCATTTACCCTGTTATCGACACTGCACACACCATAATGACGTTTGGATGAGCCCTTTCTACTGCTCACAGGGCTTCGGAGATAGAAAGTGAACGTCTCCGACGTCGTTTGGAAGCCTCAAGCGGGCTCCCAGGTCGCTTTTCTGTCGTGTCCCATCTTCGAGACGCTCTACGAGGGCACGCGCGGAGGTGGGAAGACCGACTGCCTCCTCATGGACTTCGCAAAGGAGTGCGGAAGAGGGTTCGGCGCCGCTTGGCGCGGAATTCTCTTCCGAAAAACGTACAAGCAGCTCGCGGACGTCATCGCGAAGTCGAAAAAGTGGTTCCCGCGCATCTTCGGGAAGGACGCTGTCTTCAACAACACCGATTGTGTGTGGAATTGGAAGACGGGCGAGATGTTGTTGTTGCGGCACTTCATGCGCGATGACGACTATGAGAACTATCACGGCCATGAGTACTCATGGCTCGGGCTGGAGGAGTTGACCAATTGGGCTACACCAGTAGTACTTACCAAGATGATGTCCACTGTGAGGTCTTCCCACAGTGGAATCCCCATGAGAATTCGCTCAACTACCAATCCGTATGGACCGGGACATGGTTGGGTGAAGCGCCGGTACGACCTGCACCTTGCTATTCGCGACCGCCGGGTACAGCGGAATTTAAAGGACGACGACGGGAACGCTCTGCCGGACCGGATGTCCATTCACAGCGACATCCGCGAGAACAAGATTCTGCTCGCCGCGGACCCCATGTACATGGACAAGTTGCGGGCATCCTGTCGCTCGGAAGCAGAGCGGAAGGCGTGGCTAGAGGGCAGCTGGGATATCGTAGCCGGCGGCATGTTCGACGACTTGTGGCAGACGCCTGTGCACAACTTGCTTCCCTTCGACGTGCCGCCGTCGTGGAAGATCCGACCGGGATTCGACTGGGGGTCATCGAAGCCCTTCAGTCTCGGCTGGTGGGCTATCTCGGATGGGTCGGACTACAAGACTCGCACGCAGCAGATGCGCAGTACCGTAAAAGGGGACCTGTTCCGCATCCGCGAGTGGTACGGGTGCCATCCCAACGAGATCAACGTTGGCCTAAAGCTCGATGCGGCGACCATTGCACGAGGTATGGTGGAGCGTCAGCTACAGTGGAAGATTCAGGAACGTGTTACGAAGGGTGTTGCTGACGGCTCCATCGTTACCATCTCCAACGGACATAGTGTCCAGAAGGATATGGAAGCGCCTATTAGGCTGCCTACTGGGCGTGAGTTCCCCGGAATCAAGTGGAAGCTATCCGACAAGTCTTCAGGTAGTAGAAAACTAGGTTGGCTAGCGATGCGTCAGTATCTGGAGAACGCAGTACCACCAAAGTCAGGCAATCCTCGAGAGCGACCAGGACTTTTCGTCGTTGGGCCCTACTGTACGGAGTGGCTACGCACCGTACTATCGCTTCCACGCGACCCAGACGACATGGATGACGTGGATACCGAGGCTGAGGACCACGCAGGCGACGAAACACGGTATTTCGTGTATGAGCAGCCGCGATACACTGGCTCTGGCAGCCACACAGGCGTATAGTTCGACCTATGGCCGTCTCGTCACAACACCGTCTGTACAAGAAGTACAAGTGCGCTTGGAAAAAGTGCCGCGACGCCTATGAGGGGGAGCTGCACGTCAAGGAGCTGCGCGAGGAGTACCTACCTCCGACGGTGGGTATGCAGCAGTGGAAGACGGACGAAGAGCAGAAGCAGCGGTATTGTTCGTATATTGAGCGTGCAGAGTTCCCACACAAGATGAGCAACATGGTCCGTGTTGCTCTTGGCATCTTGTGGGGTAAGGACGCCACCATCGAACTACCGAAGCGGATGAAGTACCTGATCAATCGCGCTACCTACAGTGGTCAGACGCTGCAGGACTTCATGGCGAAGGTGAACTTCGAGCAGCTCTTGGTGGGTCGCTGCGGGTTCCTCATCGATCTGCCGTCGAAGGGGCCCCGCGGGGTGCCGAAGCCGTACCTTTGCCTGTACACCACCGAGTACATCATCAACTGGGATGAGGGTGAGCGCACAGCTGATGGGTATCAACTCCTCCGTCTCGTGGTTTTGGACGAAACGGAGGAGGTCATGGGCGACGACTTCGAGGCGACCGAAGTCGTGAAGCACCGCGTGCTCTCCCTGGGCTCGGTGTCTAGCCCAGCGCCGGGAGGGGTCTACAAGAACGGGCAGTTCCTCAACGAAGCGTTCGACGAGAGCGAGATGAGGACTCCGACGATTCTATCGTCACCATTGCCATTCCTTCCATTCTACTTCGTGAATTCGGAAGACACGGAAGTAACACCGGGACCACCTCCATACCTCGAATTAGCGCTCAAGTGCTTCTCGCTATATAGAAACAGTGCAGATCATGAGCAGCAGCTGCATGACCAGAGTCAGGAGACTTTGGTGATTGAGGGTGGGGACCCAGACAAGAAGTATGCAATCGGCTCTGGGGCGACGCTGACGCCGGAGGCGGGCAGCAAGGCCTACTGGATCGGCATTAATGCTGCTGGTTTGGCTGAAATGCGTGCTCATGTGGCCAACAAGACGAACGATTCCGATCGTCTTGGTGGGCAGATGATCGATACGCGCAGCCTTCAGCGCGAATCGGGCGAGTCGCTGAAGACTCGTCTCGCGTCTCAGACAGCGACGCTTTCGTCGGTGGCGGAGACGTGTGGCGAAGCCATCACGAAGGCACTGCGAGACCTCGCAGTGGCTTTGGGAGAGGATCCCGAGGAGGTGGTGGTCAGGCCCAACACCAACTTCGTCAACCCTGAGCTGTTCGCCAAGACGCTGGTGGAGCTGATGCAGGCGAAGAACATGGGTTACCCCATCACCGATGAAGATCTGCATCGCATGGCGCGCGAACGTGGTATATCCACCACTGACTTCGAGACAGCGATGACGCTGCTGAAGGGCGAACCGCCTGCTATCATGGCAACGGGTACTCCCACATCGAACCCTGCCGGCAAAACTCCGAAGCAACTCACTCCACCAGCCCCGGCGGGTGGTGCAGTGAAGTCTGCAGCGAACCCCACTGGCACTAGTGCACGTGGCAAGACCAGAACAACCAGCAAGAAGAACAAGTAGCCAGGAGCTATATGGACCCACTCAAGAGGTACGTCGACAGCCTAGACGGCGTCGATGCCGCATTCCACGACATGTATACCGTTCAAAAGGACGGTAAGTTCAAGTTGACTGCCATCGAGATGGCGGACGACTTCGACATCGTCAAGACGGTCCGAGCGGAGAACGCTGCGCATCGCACAGCCAACGTTGCACTGAAGCAACAGCTCTCCGCGTTCGGTGATCTGAAGCCCGATGAGGTGCGAGTTGCACTGACCGAGCTGGAAGCCACGAAGACCGAGCTGGAAGCGGTTGGCACTAAGGACAAGGTCAAGATCGATGCGGCTGTGGAAGCACGCCTGAAGGTCGCGACTGCACCGCTGCAGGAGCAGATCAAGACGCTGTCGTCAGAGCGGGACACGCTGAAGACCGCCAACGAGGGTTTCGCCCGAGAGGGCACCACGCGCACCATCCACGAGGCGATGCGCGAGGCGTGTGTGGCTCTAAAGTGTGCGCCGACGACGTACACGGGTGAGGATCCGGATGCGCTGGTGTGGGCGGAGCGCAATGCTCAGATTGTCGACGGCAAGGTCATCGACAAGAAGAGCGGGCTGCCGCTGCAGCAGGCTCTACGCGGCATGTTTGACGACGGTCTAAAGACGCACTGGCTCGGCGAGTCCGTTGGTGGCGACGCCAAGGGCAACAACGGCAAGGGTGGTCCTTCGGGAGCCAATCCGTGGGCAGCCAAGACCTGGAACATCGGCAAGCAGGGCGAGATCCAGAGTAAGGACCCGAAGCGTGCCGAGGCGCTCGCCAAAGCAGCTGGTGTGGGTGTGGATGACCCGTACCACCCCGACAATGGCATCCCCGAGGTCAACGTTTTTTCGTGATTCGGCTGGATACCTGAATAAAGGAGTGGTAGGATCCCAGTACTCATCACCCCAGGAGGGCGATGAGTACTGGTGGCCAGGCGCCTCCGTCGTAACATCAACGTCAGGAGTGTGTGACCAATGGCCTTCATTACCAGTTTGAGCGGGTACATCCCGCTGAAGTTCGATCGCATGGCGTACGTGTTGACCACCAAGGTCAATGCGCTCGTCCAGTCCGGCGTCATCGTGGCGTCTCCGCGCATGGACCGCTTCATGCAAAAGGGCGGCGTTCTCTTTGAGATGCCGTTCTGGAACGACCTGGCGAACGTCGCCTCCCGTCAGCCGACGGAGACCGCGTCCATCCTGTTCTCCGGCGGCACCAACGATCCGGTCCCGCAGGGCCTGACCTCCAGCAAAGAGATTGCAGCTCGCACGAGCCGCAACCAGAGCTGGGGCGTCACCGACCTCACGGACTCCCTGGACCTCGATGGTGATCCGCTGGCGTTCATCCTCGGCCGCATCGCGACCTACCGGTCGTGGAAGCTGCAGGAGATGTTCCTGTTCCAGTGCAAGGGCATCTTCGCCGACAACGCGGCTGCTCCGACGGGCACCGACATCCACGTCACCAATGACATGACCTTGGACATCAGCGACGCTGCTGGTGCGGGTGTGTTCCAACCCGGGGTTACGACCTTCGGTGCTGCGGCGCACATCAAGGCCATCCAGCTGTTGGGTGACAACAAGCGCAAGCTCGGCATCATCCTGATGCACTCCATCATCGAGGCGGGTATCTCGCTGCAAGACCTCATCGAGACCGTCAAGGACTCGCAGGGTCAGACGCTGTACACGACCTTCATGGGGATGCGCGTCATCATCGACGACGACATGACGGAGATCACCACCGGTGTGTACGACACGTACTACTTCGGTGCTGGTGCCTTCGTGCTTGGTCAAGGCCAGCACAAGAATCCCCTGGAAGAGGAACGCCACGCGGGCGCCGGCAACGGCAACGGCGAGACGGTCGTCTACAACCGGTGGGAGTGGTGCTTGCACCCGGTCGGCTATCAGTGGAAGGTTGCTTCCACAGGTGCAGGCCCGAGCGATGCCGAGCTGCAGGCAGCTGCTTCTTGGTCGCGCATCTACCCCGAGCGCAAGATGTACAAGATCGTTCGTGTTAGGAGTCGTGAAGCGTAATGGTCGCCTCGTCTGGCTCCAAGCAGCGGCTTGACCGGATCGGCCAAGGTAATGACCTTGGCTCCGATCCGCTCAAGCTGACCTACGTCACCTTCAACAAGCTGGTGACGTTCAGCAACGTAGGCGGTGCTGTCGAGTTTGCCTCGACTCCGCTCTGCGGCCTTCCCAGAGGCGACTTTCTCGTTCTCGGTGGCGTCCTGCAATTGGATGTCACCGAGGACCCGGCGTCGGCTTTGCTTTCGGATACGTACAACGTCACTGCTGCGCTCGGCACCACAGCAACGGCAGATCTGACTCTCGCTACCACCGAGATCAATCTGCTGACTGCAGCGGCTGCTGGAGCAGCTGTGGCTGGTGTGTCACCGCACGTCAAGCGTGCCTTCGATGGCATCAACACCATCGCAGGTGCGCTCGCTGCAGCGGCAGGTACGTTCAACAACAACGCCGGAGCTTTGGCGGTGTTCTTGAACATGACCCTGCCCGATGCTGACGTCTCCGGCTTGATCACTGTTCGCGTTCGCGGCAGTGTTCGACTGGTGACCGTAGGCTTCGGCAAGAACGCCCTGTCGTAACAACCCCACCGCTATAGGAGCCCCATATGAACGCCAGTGATATCCTCTCTGCTCTCGAAACGCTCGACCCCGAGGTCGACGATCACTGGACCGAAGATGGGGCTCCGCGGTTGGACGTTGTTGGCAAGCTGCTGCCCAACATCACCCGAGAGCAGGTGACGAGGGCAGCGCCCTTGTTCTCGCGCAGCAAGCCCGAGCTGCCGAATCTTGAGGCTGCTCGGGAGGAGGCCGAGGCTGCTCAGTTCTCTGCGGACGAGCTCATGCGCAAGGCGAAGGAAGCGCAAGAGGTAGCCAAGCGCAAGGCCGAGGTCGTCGTCGCGTACGAGGAGCGCATCCGAGACGCGCACGACTTGACTCGCGCGAACATGAAGTGGATCGACTCGCAGAACAAGCAAGACCTGCTGAAGTTCAAGCGCCAGCAGCACCTCGACCAGATCATCTCCGACGCAGGTGGACCAGCCCAGGTGGGCCCTTGCGCTCTCCACAAGAACACTGCTGCGCGCATTCGTGCTGCGCGGCGCACCCGAGTACTGCCTGCAGGAAAGTGAGCCATGCCTCAAGCCGCACCCCGCTACTACCAAGACAGGCCGGCAGATCAGGGCAAGAGCTTCGCTGATGCTGCCATCGCGACGACCACGTCGCTGCAGACCATCTCGAAGTTCCCACCCTTCGGTGCCCAGCTCGTCGAGCTGCACTGCGCTGGTACTGCGGGGGCTGTGACGGTGACCCTCGAAGACGACACGGACTTCGTGGTGGAGCTGAACGTCGGCGAGACGCGCCCAGTGCCGCTGCCGGTGAAGGCGTTCAAGTCGCGCACGGGTACCGGCATGTCGGCGAACTGTTACTGGTGGTCCTCGCCCGGCCTGAAAGACCCGCAGTACCTGATACCGCGGAACCCGTAACCGTAGTAAGGTGAGCGGTGCCGTTCACCGAGGTACCGCATCCGCTCGTTCCTGACGGCCAGCTCGTCATCTCGGGCGGCATTGAAGTCCTTGCCGGTACGCGCGTTGCGCGCATCGTAGGGCTCGGCGGCAATGACTTCTCACTGCAGCCTCCTGGTACGCTCTTCGGCAACCTGTCCGAAGTCGTGCGCGCCGGTGTTCCGTGGAGCATGGCCACGTTCGCAGGCCTCGGCCTGTCGTACCTGTCTGGCGTCGCGGGCGGCAACGCTCCAGAGATCAAAGGGATTAGCGGGCAAGCGTTCTCGGTCTCTGCGACGTCCCACACCTATACCTATCCACCTGGATTGGTAGCAGGGGACGTACTAGCAGTTGCCATTGCCACCGGTGGTCTTACGACCATCACGCCTCCCGCAGCGTGGACGCATGTTGGGAGCCAAGCCACTAGCGCTTCTATCATTGCTGTCTACAAGCGAGTCATCACTGGCTTAGAGGGAGCCACCGAGACCGTCACCTTTGGTACTGCTTCCGGCGCCATCGTTCACGACTGGCTGCTCGACAAGGCCAGCGGTGACATGGAGGTCACCTCTGCCGTCAACGACAGCGGTGCAGGCACGTCGCTGGACATCGGCTCGGTCACGCCTAGCTGGGCGGTCGCAGAGGCCACCAACACCTTCTACCTCGCGGTCATTGGTCTCGACATCGAGGCGGCATCCACCATCTCCGCGTTCCCTGCCGGCTACATCGGCACGGGGCAGGATGCCATCGCGAGCGCGACGGCGAGCATCAACTGCCGCATCGGGTTCGCGTACAAGACGGCGCTGAACCAGACGGAGGACCCGAGCGCGTTCACCTACGGAGCAGCTCGTTCTGCTGGTCTGATCGTTGCGATCCGTCCAGCAAACGCGGGCCGTATTAATTGGGATGGCGTCGGTGTTCGCAAGAACAGCACGGGCGCCACCATCTCGACGCAGCGCCGCCTGAACCTCATAGAGGGCACGGGCATCACGCTCGCGGTAGTTGATGACCCAACGGATGGTGAGGTGGACATCACCATCACCAACTCCGGAGCGGGTGGCACTGCAGGATGGGATGACACACTCCTCATCGACAACCACTCGGGCGCTTCGAACCCCATCATTGACGATGCACAGTTCATCCAGTGGGGCACACTCGCTGGTGGTGTAGCTACAGGCCAAGCGCGCACCAACAACAACTTCCTGTTCGAGGCCGACAAGAACTGGCATTTGAATGCTGGGGAGGACATCCAACTCGTTGGTTTCGACACGAGCTTGTTTCGCATCACCGCTGGTGGCCTGACGGTTCGAGCTTTTGATAGCCTGAACCTGACTAGCGATGACAGTGACATCAACGTTACCGCGCTCGACGAGATCGTGATGACGTGCGGCGGCAACATGACCGTCACGCCCAGCGGCTTCCTTCACATGGGAAGTTCGACGCTGACGAACGATATTGCGCTGCTTTCCGCTGGTGTCATTGACATCGCTAGTGCAACTGACGTCATCAATGCAACGGGTGCTACTGGAGTCAATGTCACGGCTACTGCAGGCAGCATCTCGCTGCAAGCTCCAGTAGTCATACTACCAACAGGATTTCTGCGTTTCACTGAAGCTGCTGCCTCGACACCTTCGATGGCTGCAGCTCAAGCGCTATTCTGGGTGAAGAATGATACACCGAATAATCCATTCTTCACGGACGACACAAACGCTGATCGTCAGATTGCCACGTTTCCTATTCCCCTTACTGGGTTCGCGACGATTGCGAACGACACCTTCCTCGGTAACGTATCTGGCTCAACGGCTGCGCCTGTTGCGGTCAATCTCAGTACTCTTGCAGGCGCAGGACTTGTCTTCGGTACGCACACGCTTGATGTTGCAGTCGGAGCTGGCGGTTCGCTTGTCGTTGGGGCCAACGACATTCAACGCGGAGCACTGACCGGCGCCATCACGGCGACGCAGGATTCAAACACTACGGCGTTCGGTGCGCTTGCAGCAAAGAGCGTGCTTGCGAATGCGACCAACGCATCGGCAGTGCCGGCAGCGCTCGCGGGTTCTGCAGCATTCCAGCATATCAGGGTCAACGCTGCGAACACCGGCCTCGAATGGTCCGTGTTCACCACGGGTGACTTCCCAGCGAACGTGGTGCCCGTAACGGCGCTCGCGACCATCGCTACGGACACGTTCCTTGCGAACATTACGGCAGGCACTGCAACGCCAACGGCTGTTGCATTCCTGACCGTCGACTCCACCAGCATCATCTGGGATCCGACGTCTCACACGTTCCAGCTCGGCGCCCATACGGGCGACGTGACGAGCACGCAGAATGGTTTGGCTCTGACCATCGCAGCCGATGCGGTGACCAACGCAAAGCTCGCGGACGCTGCAGCTTTATCTGTGAAAGGCAACGCCACCAACGCTTCGGCGAATCCCACGGACATCGCGTCTGCTGCAGACGATACCGTGTTTCGACGCACAGCTACGACGCTGAACTGGGGCGGTCTCACCGTTGGTATGGCTGCGAACGACCTGTGGACGTATGCCAAGATCCAGAACGTCTCCGCCACTAGCCGCATCTTGGGTCGCATCACTGCAGGTGCAGGTGACATCGAGGAGCTGACGGGCACGCAGGCAACTTCACTGCTCGATGTGTTCGGCGCTGCCAAGGGTCTCGTGCCGGCGAGCGCTGGCGGCACTGTGAACTTCCTGCGAGCTGATGGCTCGTTCGCAGTTCCTCCTGGTGGCAGCCCAGGCCACGTCATTCGCGTGGATGGTGTCGACCAGACGCAGCGAGCTGCGGCGAACTTCCTGGACACGACGGACATCCTGTTCACGCCGACCGACGATGCAGTGAACGGCGAGACCGAGCTGCGAGCCACGTTCGCCAACGTGGCAGCGAACACCTTCGCCGCGAACGCGACTGCTGGCGTAGGTCCATACACGCCGGTCGCTCTATCTGCTGAGTCCATTCCAGCCAGGACGTCAGGCAACATCGGGCAGATCACTAGCGCGGCGCAGAGCATGCTCATGCGCGCTGCGGGTTCCCTGTTCTTCGCAACGGCGGCTGCAGACCAGGTGCTTCGTCGGTCGGGCTCAGGCGACCTGGGCTTCGGCACACTCGTCACGAACAACATCGGCGCAGATCAGATCACCAACGCGCTGCTCGCGGACATGACTGCGAAGTCCGTCAAGGCCAACGCGACGAACGCTGCGGCCAATCCAACGGACCTGGCTGCAACGGTAGCTCTGCAGCATCTCAGGAACAACTCGGCAAACACGGCGCTCGAATGGTCAGTGCTGCAGGCTGCGGACTTCCCTGTGGATACGGTTCCGATCGCCAGCCTGCAGACCATCGCAGCGAACACTGTCTTGGCCAACGCCACGGCATCCACAGACAACGCTACTGCTGTTGCTGTCGGGACCAACACTGTTCTTGGCAGAGTGGGTGCCAACATCGTTGCTGCTCAGTTGGTTAACGCCCAGGTTACTACCAATACACTGGCCTATACCAAACTCGCGCAGACTGCTTCAGGGCGTAAGCTGTTAGGCACGTTTACTGATGGTGCAGGGGACATCAGCGAATTGGACCAGCTGACAGTTACTCAGTTGATGGCGTTGCCCGCCACCAACAACTCTCATGGTATCATGTGGGAGGATGAAGACTTTTCAAAGGGTGTCATCGCCTCATATGGAACTACTAACGTTACAGTTGGTAACGTTGTTGATGTGTTCAGTGGTGCCACAGGAAACACTAGTCAGTGGTTCTTTGTCTCCAGTGCCGGCACTAGCGTAATTGGAGCTATCGGTGGCGGAACGGCAGGGCATAAAGGCATAATCAACATCGCCACTGGATCTACTTCAAGTAACAGTTGTTCTCTATTTCTAGCCAGAGACGGTTCGTCTCCACTGGGTACTGAAGGTGTCTTGGCTGCAGATGACGTCTTGTCAATAGACTGGTACATCATGCTGCCAGAGGTCACATCCAAGTTTGTGATGTGTGGCTTAGGCGCTGACGTGGTTACGTCTGCTTCCGTGTTTGGTGCTGAGGCGGCGTGCTTCTTCTTTGATACCAATGTGGGCACAACCTGGCACTGTATCGTACGAGCAGCTTCCACTACGAATCTGGATGCTAACTCAGGTGTGACTGCCACAGCCAATGCCTGGGTGAAGCTGACCATTCGACGTCAGTCAACGACGTTGTGGGACTTCTATATCAACAATGCGCTGGTCTCTAGCTCTACTGCCACTGGTCCAAGCGGTCTCGTGATTCCCGGCATCAATCTCTTTACCAGGGCCGCTGCTGCGAAGAATGTGCGTGTGGATCGATGTCGGATCTTCGTTAATGACAGGTCTTTGTTTGATTGATGCTGTATGCTGCAGTGTCGACGAACAGCTGATCGGTTGTCATTGGTATCTGTGCCGCTACCATGAACCAGTAGTCCGCAGCGTGGTGCCCACGCTGCTTACAGAACGTGGCTAGGTAGTACGGAGCTTCGGCTCGCGAAGGCCTGAAGTGGTACGCGGCTTCGTAGGCACGAGCCACAACGGACGGGCGTGCGAACGTGAGTTGTTCCATGCGAGCAATGCCGATCCGAGCTAGATATGTTTCCTCTTCGTAGCCGTCCATCTGCGCACGCTGCTGATAATACTGTAACGCTATCAGGTGCTCTCCCGCTCCTTCGTAGCACCTAGCTTTGTAGAACACGTTGCGCGGCGTTGCCGGCAGGTTCTCCATGGCACGAGCATCCTGTAGGTACTTCGACCTGCCGTCCTTGTTGCGTGCGGAGTCGAAGTGCCCAGTGACAGTGCAGTTGTCGATCACACCGCGCTTCGGGTCAGGGTCAAGCAATTCTGCATATTCATGCACTGCACCCTGAAACACCCACGGCTTATCCAGCCGAAGCAGCCTCGGGTACAGATGTCGCATGCCACCCTGGGCTTGCCACATCGCGTAGCCAGCGCAGTCCAATTTTCGGGGCATCTCGAAACCAGGCCCAGGAAGGAACTCCTCGTCGGCGTCCATGATGAAGGCGTAGCTAGCAGGCGCTATCCACTGGTATATGTCCACAGCCTTCCAGAAGGCCTGTGTCCGATTGATACCAAAGTTCACCCACTCCTCGTTGTATACGGCGTGCTCCTTTTCCCAGAGTAGGCCACTGAGCAACTCTTGAGTACCGTCGGTGCTGCCCGTGTCAACGATGACCGCAGCATCCACGTAGGGCAGCACGGACTTGATACAGCGCTCGATGCAGTGCGCCTCGTTCTTCACGATCATATTCAGAACGATCATGGCTCTGGATTAAACTCCAAGCAGACCGTCTTCGAGCATACAGCAGACAGCACATCTGCGTTGATGCTCCAGGCTTGGATGGCAATCATGCCAGCGTGGTCAAGGTCAGGCTGGTCGTGAGTTACTCCGGTGTGGGTGTGCCTGACCAAGCCCAGGACGTGCGCTAGCTCGTGAACAATGGTGCGCTCGGGGTTGTCTGTCTCCAGGGAGACATGCACGTACAGCCAATCGCAGCCGGGGTAGCCCGGGGCAACGGGCTGTGAGGACCCGGAGGCGCGCATAGGTTCGCCCTTGTCATCCAGGTCGGGCATCAGGATCTCGTCTACGTACTGCACAGGGATGCCGTCCTCACCGAGCACCAGCTCGCAGCCAGAGCCTTCGGTGCAGCCGCGTGCCTTGTTCCACCGGTAGACAGCACGCTGCGAAAAGCCGAACAGCGAAGCCTCGGGCGTCAGCTCGTAGGACACCATGACTGGCTCCGAGGGAGCCCACTCGGGAGCGGGGTCAGCCGGCGCGCTACAGGCGAACATCAGCATTAGTGCTAGTATCAGCTTCATCACTACTGAATGATGCCGAAAGCACTTAGCGTCAACAGGTTTTTCTGCTAGAGAATCTGCATGCCTTTTGTGGTTGAAGACGGCACTGGCCTCGACAACTCCAACTCGTACGAGTCGGTGGCGGAGTTCAACGACTACTGCAGTCTGCGAGGGCTGGAGATCACGGCCAACTACACCCCGATGGACAAGGAGCGAGCGCTCATCAAGGCCACCGACTTCATTGATCTGACCAAGAAGTTCAAGGGGCGCAAACTTCTGGTCACTCAGGCACTGGAGTTCCCGCGGGCGTACTTGGTAGTGCCAGGCTTCTGTGAGTATGTTGAAGGTATTCCAGATAAGTTGAAGTACGCACTATCTGAGTATGCATACATCGAGTTGATTACTCCAGGGGCACTAATACCAAACCCGGAGTCAGATGCTTCAGGTCTTCAACTACAGTCCATCTTCGAGAAGGTTGGGCCGATTGAAGAGAAGAAGACCTTCATTGGCTCTAGTGTCAAGACAGTCAAGAATTGGCCTAAAGCTGACAAGTATCTTGTCGACTATATGGTTGCGCAGTCTGGTGGGACATACAGAGCATGAAGCTGTGGAACGCTATCTGCTCTGTAGCTCAAGGGGTCATAACAGTCCTAGAGGTTACAGGCAAGGTAGTTGAAGCAGGCAGAAAGCTGAAACAGAAGTATGAAGAACCTAATAGTGTTGTTGGTCGTATCGATGGCGTGCGGAGGAAGCTCTCCCGAACCCGTCGAACCCAAGGTCAGCCTGCGCGAAGCGACGTGCAAGGTCAGCGTCCTGCTCAGGGCCCTGAAGGACAACGACGAGTTGATCCGGGCCGTGCTGGACGGTGAGATGTCGATCCAGGACGCGGTGCTGCGCGCTGGTGGAACACTGCAAGAGGGTGCGCTCGTCGTGGACGAGTTCTTCGCGTGCGAGCCGCTGCAAGCACTTCCCCCGAGCTACGGGAACAAGGTGATCTGAATGGCAAAGCCAGACGTCAACAAGGCCAGCCAGCAAGACGAGTTCCACGTCGACATGAGCACGGTGCTCGAAGCGTTCGTCGATGCTGACGAAGTGCAAGAGGATGACAAGTGGAGCTTCGTCGATGGAGGTGATCACCTCATCATCGTGCGCAGGCGCACCACCATCACGGACCTGAAGCAGAAGCGCGCTGAGCAAGCGCAAGCACTTGCGGCGATCGGCGTATTCCCCAAGGCGGAAGACGAAGAGTCGGAAGAGTAATGGGCGTCCACGACAAGTTCCTCTCGATGGTGAACCGGCTTCTCACGAAGCATGGTCGCACGGTCACGCTCATCGAGCTGAACGATGTGGGCGCGCTGCCATGGGAAGGTGCAACTGCGCCGGCAGCTGCACCCAAGCGCTCGCTGGTGACCAAGGGCTGCTTCGTGGAGCCAGACTCGCTCCAGCGCCTAGGCTTGGGGACCCACATCGAAGAGCTGGTGCAACGCTCGAAGCGCATCTTCCTGGCGCCTGGCCCCGCGGTGCTCGAAGGCTTCAACCAGGTGATCGATGAAGCGCAGTATTATACCATTACTGGAATGGAAACGTTGCGCCCTGGCACCACCACGCTGCTGCACTTCGTAGGGGTGAACCGGTGAGCTATCTGCAGGCGCTACGCGCCATCAGTGCTGCCATCGATGCTGCATGGGCGCCGAGCGGCTTCCAGATGCTCTGGGCAAACAAGACCACCCAGATCCCTGCTGGCAACCCCACAGCGTGGGCGCGCACCAAGGTCGAGAGCGTGAAGGGCGAGCAGCGCACCATCTCGCAGCCGACGCAGCTCTACACCCAGCGCGGCACAGCCATCATCCAGATCTTCACGCCCCCGGGTGCCGGCATGCCAACGGAGCTGCAAGCCCAGCTGGTGGGGCGAATTGAGGGCGCTTTGCGTGGCAAACAGCTCGCAGGTGGTGTATTTTTCATCAACGTGTCGCGTGCCGAGATCGGCATCAGCGGCGGGTGGTTTCAAACCAACGTGTCTGCCATCTGGCAATATGACGAGCGAACCGAGGAAGAATAACCCATGGCCGCAGTGAATTTGCTGAACAGCAATCAGACAGGCCTTCGCGTCGCCAGGGAGCAGACGCTGAAGAATCTACCAGTCACCCCGACCTGGAATCCGCAGGACCCCAACGGGTACTCGGACTTCGGCGGCGAGCTGAAGACGATGACGCGCAATCCCATCCGGGATGATCGTCAGACGGCGAAGGGTGTGCCTGTCGCGCTGACTGCAGCAGGCCACTACACGATGGACTTCACGTATCCCGCGATGAAGCACGTCTTGCCATCGTTCTTCTACGCTGATTTCCGGCTCAAGGCCGAGTTCGGCGGAGCTGGTCAGATCACGGGCATCACCACCACGACGTTCACTGCAGCGTCAGGCTTGACGGTG